TCAATCGAATAAAATTGCCGACATAGCAGGGCCTTCGCAGATATACCCGCTCGCCTCGGCCCATTTCGGCGTCATGAGCTTGCCATTTGCTTTCACAAGCACCATCTTCCGAGCAGAGGTATTCAGGAATTCCGCCGGAGCCCAGTTATTTCGCACAACGACGATAGCATTGTCGTCCGCGTTCTCAAGCATATGCTTCAGCATTTTTACCGTCACCGTGTCACCTCCCGTTCAACACATCATCCAGTGCCTGCAAGAAAACTCTGGATTCCTCATTGATTCCGCCGCGACACAGAACTTTCGCAATATCATCAAATCCTACCAAGTACATATTTTCTTCACCCATGTACCCTTGCGGCCAGGGAACCGCATAGTAGTTGTGCGGAACAGAACTTGTGTCATAGCCGACCACAATATATTTCTGGTCTGCAACATTTTTCACCGTCAGGATAGTCCCAAGCGGCAACGCGTCTTTCATGGAATGAGTAGTTGCAGGCATGATTCTCTGAATTTTCAAAATAGCACCTCCCTAATTTTCATTTTATGAGACTCGCACATTTGCGCAAGAAAACGAAACAACAAAAAAGCGGCCGCTCCCGAAGGAGCGACCGCAAAGATACGAGTTAGATATTATTCATGGGAATCAGCCTTCCTGAAATCAGAAAGTTGATTCTCAGTGGAACACTGCACGAAAGAAGTTTCCTTGCGCGGATTCACAAAAGCGTCTGTGGTCGCAAACGCATTGCCAAAGCTCATGTCACAGAAGACAACGTGTGCGCTCTCATCGTCAGAAGCACGAGGCGCAAAGCTGGTACATGCAAACCAATCCAGTTCATCCTGCCCCTGTTCATCATAAAGATAAATGACGGGAGCCGGAATATCGAGCGTCGGCATAGCCAGTGAGCCGACCTGCGTTTCATTGATGCAGAGGTCGATGGGCGGGTTCCCGTTCTGATAATCCCACTCGGCGTAAGACTGGGCCCGGATGGTGGTTTCGCCATCATCTACCTCGATGCCAAGAGCAGCGATATCGAATGGAATACCGAGCTTCTCCTTGATTTCTTCCGGGGTGAAAGTTAGGAGCTTACCGTGTTCGCCTTGGATGTAGAGCTTCATGGCTTACTTTTCCTCCTTTTTCTTGTCGGCGTTCAGAATCTTTTCCAGAACGTCGTTGTAAGTGTCATCGAGGAATCGACCGGTTTCTTCATCTGCTTCCGGAGCGGCGAAAGCACCGTCTTCTTCAGCTGAATCCTGTACAGCGTCGAAGACGCCGATTGCGCCCCAAAGTTCATCGGCCAGAAGGTCATAGCCGAGGTCCTTCACTTTTGCCGACAAGTCAATCAGCAGCATTTTCTGCTGAAAAAATTCGTCCATATCCAAGCCGATGTAGGGTTTCGCTGCAGCATTGTTTTTCTGAGACTTTACTTTGAAAATGCCCCAGTCAAAGTTGCTGTCTGCGCCGTACATATACCCGGACGCAAGGCAGAAACCGTCTGCTGCACTGTCCTCAACGTTGATACCGACTTCATAATCGCTGCCGGAATCCTCGTCAAGGTCAATCGCATAACCTGTTGCCTTTTCGTACTCTGCCTCAATGTCAGTTTTCATGGCTGCCAGTAGAGTGTTGAAATCGGTATTCTGGGAAAGCAAGTTCATGCTTTCGCCTTCCTGATTTTTGATAAGAATGAACATAGTATTTACCTCCTGATAATTAAATCATGCTATCAGACAATTTGTCGATAGTCGCTGTGATGGTTTCGTTTTCCATCTGAGCCATACGCTCAAACAGATGAGACCAGTCGATGGCATCATGGACACGCTTGACAAACGCATCATAGGTGCCACCGGCCTTCATCATTTCAATTTCAGACTCATAGCAGCCGGACTCCTCAAGCATGAACTTGATGTCGTCGGTTGGGTTGATTTGTATTGTTGCTTCGTACTCATTCATTTGGATTACGTCCTTTCTTTTATATTATACGCAAAAAGGCGAACCACCCAAATGGGAAGTTCGCCTAAAGCGCATTGTTAAGTGTGCGAAGGGCAGGGAGCCTTTTCGATATCTGTTATCTATCGTACAATTTATATCTTAACCCGTTCGCATAAATCCGCAACAAAAAACCGCCACCCAAATGGGCAGCGGTAATGAAAAATTAAATTTCAGCGCAGAACATCGCGAGCTTTTGCCACAGCAAATAGGTGCTGGTTTTCATGCGTACCTTTTCAGGAACGCCAGTAACCAAACACCATTTGTGAGCAGTGGCTTTGATGCGGGGAATCTGCCGTTGTTCAGTTTCATTGAACGTCTTGTTGTACATTCTGCGGCAACGTCCAGAATTCCAGCGCACGCCCTCCATAGTCTCGCAAATGAGAGCGTAGGCCAAATGGTTTTGGGCTTCATCGTGGGTTAATTCAACCATCGTTGTCATGATTATCACCCCGCCTTTCTCTCATTGCGAGCCATATGCAGCGCATAATCAAGAGCATCGGGGTCATCGGCCAAGAACTTGGCTTTCTGAATCACACCCAGCTTTGGGTGCTTTACGATTGGATATTTATCAAAGACTTCCCGTTCCTGAATGAGCGTGCCATTCTTGTATATTACCTCAACGTTATGGGACGGAACCGCGTAATGACGGATGCGGTCACATTCGCCCTTATAGTTGATAGGAGTGATACAGCCGATAGGCTTTCTCTCTTCCATCCCTGTAACGGTAACTAGAAAAGCCTTAATGGTTCGAGCTTCGTCTTCCATATTTTCATCGTAGTACTTGAATGTATTGAACATCGAAGTACCTACTTTGTAAGCATCTTCTTCGAGACAAAGATACGTTCCGTTGTAACGGCAGAACCAGAGCATTGGCACCGCTTTTCCAGTTTCCTGTGCTTCTTTTGCATAGCGCTTAAAAATCTTTATGTCCAGCTTGAAATCCTCGGTGTAATGCTTTACCGTGCTTTTCACGATGAGTTTCAGGAAATCACAGATGGAAATGGTAGCCATAGTAGTATTAGTCATAATATAAATCTCCTTATCAGGTATTATCGTTAATGAATTTTTCGCATTCCTCGCTGGTCAAAACCACGCCGAAATAGGCAACACGCTTGACGGTGGTTTCCCACACGCGAATTGTGCGCGACATCGGCTGAACGACCCAGGAATGACAGCGCCAGAGCCCGTCTTCGGAAAGAGCGTAGCCCGTTGCGATAAAGCACCGGTCTTTGTTTTCATACCAAAGGCGTGCGGAATTGTAATGGCACTGGCAATCCTGACCTTTTCTCATATAGTTGCTGCCATAAAAGAACTGGCCACGTTCGAAAATTTTCGGAGCATCTTCGTCGAACTGCGTCATGCAGACTTCGTCCCCACCAAAAGTGAGAATTTTGTCATGCAGCTTCCTCATGGCATCGAGCGTTTGAGCGTCGAAGTCGGAAGCAGTATTGTAAATCTGGCTTTTGGTAAGCCGCACTTTCCAATCCTCGTTCATTGGGTTCCAATGAACAGGGACCGGCATTTGGTCGGCTTCAAAAACCGGATGCTTGGCACTGTTCCAGCTCTTCATGCTGCATTCTCCTTCCGATGAGCGGCTGTGGCTTTTTGCTCTTGAGGTTTGATGACTTTGAGCAAAATACCGCAGCACTGATTCAGAGCAAAAATGCTCAAAACCAGAGTCACGATATTGGTCACGTTCAAGCTCTGTGCCAGGGCACAGACGTTCAAAAGGATTCCAAAGAGGAAAAAGACGGCGAGAAATGCAACAACGGCGTTAATTATCTTATTCATGTTCATGGTATTTTCCTTTCTGCTCACTCAATGGAGCATATCGATGATTTTTTCTACGAGTGCATCGTCTGTCACGAACTGGTTACGCCCCACAACGCCAAGGTCATTGGAGGAGAAATCCTTCATATCGGCGGCATAGCGAATCAGATTTTTGTCAGACAAAGGCTGATAGCAGCTCTTCTCTGTACAAATGTAGACACACTTGTCGTTGAGCACGTTCTGGATGTGTCCGGAACAGCCAACGTGTTTACCGTTGATGGTAATGTTGTGCAGATTGTGGGTCAGCAAAAGGTTGGTGCTTTCAGCTTCTTTTACCTTTAACTGGTTCAAGAGCTTGCGGGACAAATAGACGGTTGTTTTCATTGCGACTTTCTCCTTTTAGAAGTACTTGTAAGCGGCAGTTAAGCGTTTGCGGTACAGGTTCAACGTAGTCAGACCACCTGCATAGACTTTGCTGGAAGAGATTGCCACGTTGGTTCCCGCTTCCATATGGGAGAAGAACATCGAAAGGCAATCTTCCAAACTGTCGCTGGTAGTGAGGGTTTCATACACCGGATACGAGTACTTGGCAGCCTTGCTGTATGTGCTATTAAGCTCATACGCGAAGAACATCACCTGTCCCGTAACGGTGTTGGGGTCATAGCCATTGCCATGGCACCAATTGAACAAGTCCGTTTTTCGGCTGTAAGTCCATTGCAGGAGCCCATAGCCGCCATCCGAAGGGTTTTCGGCTGAAGCGTTAAGACCACTCTCCATTGTCATGCAGCCCATTACTGCAGCAGTACCGGCCTTAGAAAGACCAGCGGACCGCAGAGCTGTGTAGATTTCCAGCTCATTGTCGTCAAGATTATCTGGAATCGTTTCAGTTTCCGGCTCGGGCTCTTCGATAGCTGCTTCTGCGGTCTCAATCTGTGGTTCCGGTTCTGCAGCATCGGAAGATTCAATCTCAGCCCCAGCAGTTGTGATTTCCTCCTGTGCTTCTTCAGAGGTCTCCATCATCGGGAACGCCTCATCGAGTTCATTCACTGTTTCAATGGGAGTGGAAAAAGCGACAGGTTCGGTTTTGGGAGCTATGTTTTCCTCTGCGTGTGCAGGAACAGAAAGCATAAAACCCATGCAGGCGATGATGGTAAAAATACACATCACCGCGACGACAATCAGGACATGCTTGTTCCGAAAAATGCTGTTATTATTCTTTTCGACTTTCATTTTGTGACTCCTTTTTTGTGTCTTTTCCTTGTAGCGGAAGATTGTGATTTGAGATTTGTGGTTTGTTTTGAATTCCTCCTTTTTCTGTAAACAAAAAAGGCAGGCCCATCGTGAAGATGAGTCTGCCTTGAATGAGAACAGAATTATGAATTGTACGAGCACGCAGTGTGCCAAGTAGATGTTATCTGTCGTACAACTTTTATATTATGGAATTCGCAAGGATACGCAAGAGCTTTTGTTGTGCTTCTTTTTCAGGCTTCGTTAAGCCACTTCTGAGTGATATCCATGATTTGATTCTGAAATTCCGGGTCCGGCAATGCTTTGCTTTCCGCCCAAATTGAGTTTCGAACGATTGGGTAATCGTACACAACGCCGTCAACGATATAAGGCCAAAGCACCACTTCGCCGCCCACAAGCCAAAGTTTCTGGATTTTGACGGGTTTCTCGTATCTTGTGAGCCAGCATTCACTGGTCACGACAGAATCCGCCACATATTTCTGTGTTTCTTCCTCGGTCAAGAGATTCGGGTCTTCGTCCTTGATGTTGTACATCCGTACAATGAACGGCAAGGGCATGTCCTTAGAATATTTCTTGTTCTCCCGCAGTTCAGCGAGCAGGAACTTCGAGACGAAATGCGCAATGCCGATGCTGGTAAGGCAATCATCGAGGGTATGCCCAAGACAAATCCTTGAGATTTCCTGGTCCTCCCCTTTCATCCGATTCGTTGGTATCTGCGGGATGACATCGTCCGGCAGGTATCCGGTATCTGCCATGATGTGATAAAGAATCATTGGTGTTTCCTCCTGAAAAAAATAGCAGGCCCTCAAGAATCGAGAGTCTGCTTTGTTTGCACGATGAATCGTTCGTTCGAACTTGCTCCTATCGTGCGGTTGATATTTTGCTGAGTTTGCACATGCAGCCCCAACAGGCATCGTTCAGAACGTCTTGTCGTTGGGAACTTGCAGATACATCCAGGACTGTGGTGCTCGCTTAACGCCAAGCTCTCGCAGGGATACATCCAGAGATTGGATGTCAGAGACGTTCCAACCATATAGAGTGCCAGACTTATTGCCGTATGCAATCAGCTCGTTTGCGGTAAGGCAGCTATCCTTGACGAATCGAGCGGTCTTTTCGGTCGCTTTTGTGCCAATAGCATATGCCGGGAGTTCACGCAGACAGTCGAGCGTATCGATGTCCCGGCAAACAAATGCAGCAGTTACTTTTCCGGCACCACCATCAGCTTTTGTCTCGTAGCAGAACACCACAAAAGGATAGCTGATTTCCCACGGCATGGTTTTTCGGACCTCAATGGTCTTTTCTCCGCTCAGAATCTTTTCAAGCCATTGCTTTTTGATGCTGAGAAGAACCGCTTTGTTCGAGTTGATTTCAAGGGCTTTATTAGTATTTGAATTAAGCATTGTCATGCTCCTTTCACGCTTCTTACGATTGCCACATCGGCTTCATTTTTGCTGTTGGCAAGAACCAGAGTAGGCTCAATCCAGCGAACTTCTAGGCGGTTGCGTCCCTCACCGACCCAATAATGATGCCAGTGAGCGCGGCGCACATGAGGGCGAACGCTGTGACTGCTGCCACAATGGGAAAAGCTTTCGGCACAGGTTGCATTAGCAGAACGCATTTGCTGCTCGAAGCTTTTCCCGATAGCGTAACCGACATCAAAAACAAAAATAACGGCAGAACAGCAATGCTGCCCTACCGCATGAGTAATGGGTTATGATTCATTTGTTTTTTTGGAACGTTACCATTTGTGGAACGGGTTCAAGAGCCCGGGACGGTATTCGTTATCGACATACATCTTGATGTCGTTATCGTCCAGGGCATCCAAAATGTTCATCCAGCATTCCGCTTCGACGCGCATTTCACCGTCCATTTTCAAAGCCCTGTCGCACTGAACTAAGTCTGCTCGAAAAGAGTTCACATAGAAGCAATCTTTTGCGGCAGCTGCGAACCTGGTAAAGCTGTTTTTGGTATTTGTGGTCATAATCTTCATCCTTTCTAAAATATTTTTCTAATCAATACATAAAAAATAAGCAGGCCCTCAAAAGAGAGTCTGCTTACAAGCGCATGACAGATTGTTAATGTTCAGTTAGGAGGTAAGTGATGGTATCTGTTATGCAATTATTATTTTAGGCGGTTCGCACATTCGTGCAAGTGGCTTTTTAACTTCGTTTGTTTTTGGGCATGGTGCTAGTCCAACCCTTAGATTTGTGCTTTTCAGAGCTGTCGCCTTTGAACATTTCGGATACTTTGCTGCCATCGTCTTCCGTATGAGCAATATATTCAGCCGCAAAAATTTCATACTGTGCGCGGGAAATCCCGGTTTGCTCTGTAAAATTTATGAATTCATGTTCAAACGCCAAACTGAGTGTTATTAAGACGCGATTGGCAAGTTCTTGCCGGAATTCATCAACGGTGCCATCAAATATTATTGTGCTGTCGTCCTCATCATCATTTGTGAAATCATCAGCCGCAGCATTGACGGCGTCGCCAAAGAAAGTGGTCATCTCGTATGCCATATCCACAGGGCTGATATTCGGGATACCATTCTCATCTTTTTCGTTCACCTTAACCTGGAGTAGCCCTTGTATGATGCTGTAGCGCATCAGAAGCACTGACATTGTTGATGTTGGCTCGAAATTTTCAATTTCTTTTTCAAGAATTTTTTGCTTATTTGCGATTACTTTGTAGTTTGCTTTCATACGAATCTCCTTTAAGCGCCTAAAACCCGTCTAACGGTAGCAACCGGAACCTCACGTTTCCCTTCCGGCAGTACAAAAGTCGGCTCTATCCAGCGGACTTCCAGGCGTGTCCGGCCTTCTCCGACCCAATAATGATGCCAATGAGCACGGCGGACATGAGGTCTGACCGTACGGCCCGTGCCAGTTGCCGTAGATTTCTGATATTCTGTACCGGAAGCCAGCTGCTTTTCAAAGCTCTTCCCGATTACAAAACCGACATTATAGGTCTTGACGTTGACTCTTTTAGGAGCTGCACCAGGTTTGGAAACAAGGATGGGCCGCTTCTCTTTCGGGATTTTTACCTCTTTGATTTCTGCGTTTTTTGATGCAAGATAATAAGCGGCAGAGACCGCGATACGAAGATATGGCTCGATACCGGCGTTGAACTCCCGCTGCTTTTGCAGTTCATCCTCGCTGAGAACGGCACCCGGTACGTTTGAAATCGTGGCGTCATTGACGGTCGCGGAATCCGTTCCGTTCTGAAAAGCCTGCTCACGTGCATCGTTGTTGCGCCGGTAGGACTCAATCAGCTTCTTGCCGTTGAGACACCACTGCATGCACTGGCAAAGTTCGATATTGTCAAAGTTTGGATTTGCCTTAAAAGGAACAATTAGGAAGAGCGTATCCACATCGTTCGGGCCGTGGGAAGCATCAAACTCGATGTGTACGAACATCGCATCGTGATGAGAGCCAGCGGGCAGATTCATGACAAAATCCCTATATGGCAGCCGCATCATGATATCGGAATAAATCGGTGCGTCCTCAGTCTCAGACAAGGTTCTGAGAAATTCTGGAGCGAAATTATATACGGTTTTCGCTGCACGCCAATAGTTTGCGACGTATGCCATCGAAAATTGTGCGGCAAGTTCCCCATCCATCGCATCTGCTGCAATCTGACCATTTTGGATAAGGCGGTGCCCAAGCGGGATGAATTCCTTCACATAATAATCGTAGCCCTTGTCCAGCAGCTTGTTGGCCCCAGAATTCACAAGAAACTGACTGCTCTGCTCGGCATACCAGAGAGCACTGTTCACGATGATATTGTCCATGGCTTTACCTCACTGCCAACACAATTTTATTGTCCCGTCAACAAAGAGAATCTGGCTGTACTCCTCGCCGTTGAGGACGATGCAGCGGTCCTCCCCGCGCTTGTGAGCTCCGGTACAATACACAGTTTTGTTATTGATAGCCGGGATGGACGGTGCCTTTGCCAAAACCAGCTGACCGCGCATTGCGCAGATATCTAAGAAAGAAATGATGTGGTCGCCCACCCCGGAAAACCTCCAATCTCGTTCACAGTGCTTTGATTTGGAAAGAGCCCTCGACATGCGGCAGCGGTTCGTCGGTGACTTTCAGAACGGAACTATCTCGGCTCTCTGTCACATATCGAATAGCTTTAAGAATTTCGTATGCCAGCTTGCTGTTGTAGGCAAGCTCAGAATTTGAAATGCCAAAGTTCCCGTTCCAGCCAATGCCCATCTTTTTAAGCTGCGGAATCAGAAGGTCACGAGCTTCGATGACTCCTACTCCATTCCAGCGTGCATCATGGTAAGCCTGCAGTCGAAGCAGGCGGAGCTTCCCGTAGTCGTAGTTGGCTGCGATGTCCAAAGACTCGAAGATGATACCAAACTGCCCCATCAAAATCCGAGAGTATGTATCCAGGGCATCGGCAACGACTTTCCAAGAAGAAGCATCTAAGCCAATCCTGTATTTATACGGAGCATCCTTTTCGGGCAGCTCCCGCGCATGATGCAGCACGTCTTCCAGAATGTCGCTGCACTTATCAGATAAGCTTTTGATAGGTGCCGTTACGTTCACAGCCGTCAGCATAGCACAAGCACTTGCAATGTTCTCCTCGCTTGCACCATAGGCTTCTCCAACTTCCTTGCAGATAGAGGAAAAATCGTTGTTGTAAAACGTTATCATAACAGCAAGAGCGTGCAGAATGAAGAAGTACTGCTTGCTCGTGAAATCAATGTACATACGGCAAAATTCCTTTCACTTTTTACCCTTTCATTATACCGCGATTCGCAATTTCTCACAACGGAAAGCATCAAATGGTAACAGTTTATACATATTTTTGCAAACAAAAAAGCCGCCTCCTTATGGAAGCGGCTGGACCCTTATTTTACAGCTTTTCTGATTTCGAGCTCGTGCTCATAGCAGCTTTTGCAAATCAGATAGCCAATGCCAATATCGTTCTGGATGGCCGCAGACGTATATGCGTTGTGCTTGTTGATGGTACGTCCGCACGCAGCACAATTGAGTTCTTCGTTGGCATGAACCATGATGTCGCAATGCCCGTTCTGAGGTGGGGTGTACGGCGTATATTGCTTCTTGATGAAATCGTATTTCTGCATTTTATGGCACTCCATTATTCATTGTTTTCTTTCGCTATTATATCACAAATTGTGGTGCTAAACAAGAAAGCAGTCCCCCATAAATTTACGAACAACCGCTGACTTTGGAGATTGTGACGTTTGCTGAAGGATTTGTACCTCTGAGCAGTATCCTGCCGTTAGATTTACGGACTGATTCCGTGAACTTCCTCACCAAAGCCTTGCAGCTATAGATGAAACATTCATGCTTTCAAACTTTGGTAGGAATCCAATCCACAATTTGCGGAACAAAGTCGGCTTATCGGAATATTGCATCGGAATAATATCAAGGTATTTTCGATATCGTTCCGAACAGATAAATCAGTGATAAATGAAGATGCTTTTGGTTCCTGGACAGTTTCATTGTTTTGCTGTATGATAAAAGTACAACAATTAGAGTGATACAAGGAACGATAACGGCGAGGTACAATCAAAATGGACGTGACAATGCAGACGGTTCTCCGTCTCCATGAGCAAGGTATACCTAGAAGAACCATTGCCAAACGTGCAGGCATCTCATTGCAGAAAGTGCGCAAAATATTGATTACGGCCGGGGCCTGGTCAGATGAAACATCAGAAAAAATCGGAAAGATGCGTTCGAACGGTATGTCGGTTCCGGAAATTGCAGAAGAAATGGGCATGAAAACCAATACCGTTTGGAGCTATTTGCCATATAGCAAGGGCATGTACAATCAGGAATACCCGACCATTAACGCCATTCGGGTCCGAAATTCGAAGCGAAAAGCAAAAGAAAAAGCCCTCACCTGCACGGATACCGCACAGAATGAGGGCAGTGACGCTTGCTGAAGGATTCGAACCTTCGGACAGTTTCCCATCGTCGGTTTTCTGGACCGATTCCATTAACCTCTCGGACAAGCAAGCAGATGGCGCAGAGGGTGAGATTCGAACTCACATGCCGCGATTTCCGCGACGGCAGCTTAGCAAGCTGCTGCCCTACCGTTAGGCGACCTCTGCATAATGCACCTTTTAACGTAGGTGCGACGTAGTGACCCCTAGCAGACTCGAACTGCTAACTCCACGGTGAAAGCGTGGTGACTTGGACCAATTTGTCGAAGGGGCCATATTGGTGTGTCGGACTGGATTCGAACCAGCGAACCGTAACGGAACAGTTTTACAGACTGCCTGCTTTAACCTCTTGCATACCGACACATGTGGTGCTTCCGGTTGGAATCGAACCAACGGCACGCGGTTCTTCAGACCACTGCTCTACCAGCTGAGCTACAGAAGCACATGGTGACCTGCGCGGGAGTCGAACCCACAACCTTCAGTTTGAGAAACTGACGACTTGACCAATTCGTCGAGCAGGCCATATGATGCCGCATCATGCGGCGGGGATTATGCGATGACTAAGATGTCATCTATCTTGGTATCCAGCATCGCTGCCAATATCACAAGGTTATCAATGGTTGGAAGCGCGGTTCCAGCTTGCCATTTGGCAACTGCCTGCGTGGATACGCCGAGTGTATCTGCCACATCTTTCACCTTGATACCTGCTGCTTTTCGCAGCGTCTTAATGTTGGCACCGGTTTTCTGAATATCGATAGTAGGAACGTTCATTTTCTTGCTGCCTTTCTGTATTGCAGGCAACAAAAAAGCTGCCTGCCGAAATCTCGACAAGCAGCTATGACATGCAGTTATCGCTTAGAAGACGCACCGCATCTGTACATGGTCTGTTTTTGCCTGTCGAGGAGTATGAGAAATAAAACTGCGTTCAAAGGACATGAACTCAGAATATTCGTAACTATACTCATACGACATGACATTAACAGTGTTGCACAGCATTTTGGGGTATCTCCTTTCGTTTCGTTCTGATATTATTATACCATGTTTTTGTGAATCTGCAATCAACTTGTGGTTTAGTTTTTTTAGTCTGTATACTATTCAAAACAAAAAGCCGCCTCTTTTGCGAGGACGGCTTTTCTTGTTGTGGCAGGAGGGGCGACGCGACTCGAACATGCAACACGCGGTTTTGGAGACCGCTGCTCTACCACTTGAGCTACACCCCTATATTTAATGCTCCAGCTGAGAGTCGAACTCAGAAATAAGCGGGACTTAAATCCGCTGCGTTTGCCAGCTTCGCCACTGGAGCATATGGCGGGTTGTGCAGGGGTTGAACCTGCGGCCTACGAATTAACGGTCCGTTGCTCTGCCAGCTGAGCTAACAACCCACAAGTGGCAGTTGTTGTACTGCCGGACATGGTACTCCCCGAGGGACTTGAACCCTCAAATAAGTGCGGTTTGAGCGCACTGTGTCTGCCGATTCCACCAGAGGAGCATGTGGCGGGCATAGCAGGATTTGAACCTGCGACAAACGGATTAACGGTCCGCTGCTCTGCCAACTGAGCTATGCACCCACAAAAGTGGCAGATGATACTCTGCCGGGCATGGTGCGCTCGCGGGAAATCGAATCCCGAACTTATCGATTAAAAGTCGATTACTCTACCAGTTGAGTTACGAGCACTTGTTGCGCATCTGCCGTGCCTTGCTTATGGGAGCACGGTTTTGAGGAAGCTCACTTCCGATGCGCATGAAAGTGAGCATTGGTCGCACTATACAACTTGTATAACACGAAACACTTTAATAAACCTGGCTGGAATTTACTACAGCGGCATTAGAATGACCTGATTCTGATTTTCTGCAACAAAAAAGCACCCATCAGGCGTTGTGCGTCTGACAGGTGCTCATATCGTGCAGAGTATGGAAAACAACCGATACTTGGATGATTTTATTCAACCATCATTGCACTATGATTTGCACAAACAGACAACACAAAACAGCCGAAGAGATTCGAATTGCTCCACAGCTCTTGCAACTTATTCTGTTTGTTCATCATAGCAGCAAACATCGTGCGTTTTTCCTTTCATCAAATTCAGTGTCTTAATTATACAATGTGTAAAAGGCAAAGTCAAGGCTTTTCATAAAAATAATAGCAGGCCCATGCTTATTGTTTGTCTGGCTTCCAAGCCACAATCCGCGCTATTGCATCCGAAAGTGGTACGCCCTCATACGAGCACAACGCGCCTAAAGCATCTTCCATCCTGGACTCATAGTCAGCCCAAGCCAGGTCGATGGGCACCGTGATTTCAGTAGAGCCATCTGTCGCTTCCAGAACGGGTGTCCTTGTGCTTTTCCTATCAACACTCCAGTTTCTTGCCAGCAAGTAGTCGTACAGCGCATACGGATTGATAGCGTTTACACCATTCGCCGACGATAGAATCGTATATGCCCGCTTGTATTTTCTGGTTCTTTCCAAGTCCTTTTCAGTTGGAGCGTGAGGGAGCCTGGTCAAATCCATGTTGCTGCGCAGGTCTGAGAGTTTAACTTTGACGGCAATAGGATTTTGCTGGATATACCAAAGATACTCGGCATACGGCACACCTTTGCTATGGGTCAGTGTTTTTACAGCATCAGCGACTTCTTTTGGGAACCCCGTTCTGATATCTGCTATGGTGACTGTTGTATCCTCGATTGTATCATGCAGAAACGCCACCGCTTCGGCCACAGGGTCTCCTTTTACTCCCTCCGCCACGACCGCAACGTGTGCTTGGAAATAGTCCTTTCCCGCTTTGTCCTTTTGCCCAGCATGAGCCTTAATAGCCCAAGCTCTGGCTTTGGCAACCATTTCGATGTCAGACTGTTTTGTCATGGCGTTTCCTCTCAATCTGCTTTTTCCTTAGTATACTTTGCTCTATTCGATACAGCAACTCATTTTCTTGTGTTACTCACAAAAACAAAAAGCCGGGAAGCCCCGGCAAAATCTGGCGGTCAGAGTGGGATTCGAACCCACGGACGTTTTTAGCGTCGCTGGTTTTCAAGACCAGTTCCTTAAACCATTCGGGCACCTGACCACAAAAGAAATGAGGCGAGGCCAAAACCTCGCCCCATTCCAAGGAGAAAAAACTATCGATTACCGTCAGAGGATGGCAAATTAGTGGATGCCCAGGGAAGCGGCATAAGCAGCTTCACGAGCGGCAACCTGTGCCTGCAGAGCAGCGATAGAAGCAGCATAAGCGGCTTCACGCTTTTCGGCAGCAGCCTGAGCTTCAGAGGTAGAAGCGTACTGGGGTTCATTGCCAGCCAGAGTGCCAGCATAACCCTTGACGCCATCAGCGCCCTTGACAGTCAGGACTTCGTGACCACAATGGTCACAGACGTAAACGTTACCCTTGCGGGTCCAGTTGTGATAGCCACAGCTGGTGCAGACGGTGTACTCATTGCCCCAGGTGCCATTGGCAATAGCGGCGGCAATTTCACCGTGTTCAGAGACTTCAACGTTCTTGCGAGGAGCGGTCGGAGTAGTGGTGGTAGTACCGTTGCCCTTGTTGGAGCCGGTAGAAGTGTTGTCCTTACCGGTGTTGTCCTTGTCGGGGGTCACAACGTCACCTTTGTCATCAGGAGTGGTGGTGCCGCTGTCGCCGGTATTGTCGCCCTTGTTGTCGCCCTTATCGTCGGGGTTGGTAACATCACCCTTGTCATCGCCCTTGTTGTCATCCTTGCCATCATCGGGAGTGGATGCAGAAGTGGCTTTCAGGGTCAGGACATTGTCGTGGATGTCGTCGCCCAGGTAGTAGAACAGGCGGTCGTGGTTCAGGCTCTTGCTGGATGCGGTGTAAGTATCACCGGAATCGGTGGTCCAGGCTTCAACACTCTGACCGTCAACATTGCCGGGGAAAGTAGCGGTATCAGTCTCGGTCAGCACCGTGTTGCCATCAATCTGATAGTTGATGGTGATGGAACGCGGATTACCTTCGGCCGCATAGCAGGAAGTGATGCCGTCAGCGGTGAACCACTGGTCAACTGCATCGTACGGCAGAGTGTCGCCGGGATAGTAGTTGTAGGTGTAACCGCCATGGCCCTGCAGGGTAATCCAGTAGCCGTAGTCATACTGGCTTGCCGGGAACGTCATAGAGCCGCCCGGAGCCAGGTCCTGGGAAGAGCCGTTGCTGAAAGAGAAATGATAGGTGTCACCGGTGGCTGCGAATGCTGCGACAGGCAGACAAGTTGCCATCATACCGGCTGCTGCAATCCCTGCGATTGCTTTGATGATTTTCTGATTACTCATGCTGTGTACTCCTTTGCTTTTTTGATTTTTTCGTCTATTTATCTGCATTTATTCAGATACCGATTCGGAGAGAAATCAGCCGCAGTATTGCTGCGTTGCCCACCATCTGCCACGTGGAGGCTTTCTCATAGATGGTTGACGAAGCAGATATGTGCTTCGCCAGTGCCGCAACCGTCTTCGCCACTCGACACAATTTCGGTTTGAATTTATCCCCGTAAAATCGCATGTCCATGCTGCGCGGAGAGGATAAAATTCTTCGTGGTATGGTTTCGGAGTTCTGCGCCTGATTGGCCGTACTACACGCAATGCAGTACAATACCCCAGATACCTTTGGCGAAAGGAAGCGAAAGGGTGTCTGGATGGAGAAGGGAGATGGCCTCGAACCATCGATACCCTGCTTTGCGGCAGGTGCTTTATCCAGCTAAGCTATCCCTCCATGATGGCGGGTCAAGCCCGCCAAATAGCTTTACGCAAACTGGAAGTCGCCGTACTGTGTGACTGCACGTTCCAGGCGCAGAGGAATGGTTTTTGTGCTCTTCTGAGTGATGTCCTCGCGTGCTACCTGAGCTTCACTCACGCCAGCCGCCTGCAGGACTTCATACAGATTGGAAGGACCGGTGCCAGCATAACCGCAGGTCAAGCCATTGACCTGAAGCGTGAAGCCGTGCAGATGCGGTGCCAAACCCGGTACGAAATCAAGTTCAACAATGACCTCGTCGCTCTTGTCGTTTACACGGTTGACAGCGATGGCGCGGATGTTCCGGTTGCCAAACATCATAATCAGCTTTTTTGCTGCTGCAGCGGTTTCTATGGTAGTCGTACCTTCAACATTGATAATTGCCTGTTCCATAAGTTTCATCTCCTTTCTATTTATTGTTTCATCGGGTAATGGGGCTAATAGTCAGATTTGAACTGACGGCCTGCTGATTACGAATCAGCTGCTCTACCAACTGAGCTACACTAGCACGGCAGGGTGTTTTATGCTGGTTATCACCCCTTCAGCGAGGAAGCCAACCCCGCGTCCAGCACCATTCGGCAGCCACGCCGACGGAGTCTGTATTGTACCCTCTCCGCCGTTTTCCGGTCTCATTCGCGACTGACACCGGGACTTTCGGATACTCTCAGGCACAGCACCTGTTTGCCGATTCTTTTATAGGCTGTCCATTGGCATTCGACAGCGGACCACATGTGGACCATGCTCACCAGTTTAACGTCGTGGTGTACGGTGACTGCGACGTGTGGAGCAAGTAGCGGGGGTCGAACCCGCGTCTCCGCCTTGGAGGGGCGGAGTATTAGCCGTTATACGATACCTGCATAAGATTGCGGGTGAACCCTCACTTAGCCCCGCCATGATGTTCGTTTAGGAGGTAGTCGGCCCCGAACGCCATCTTTACACCACCTGACAATCTTGCGAATCTCATCGTTGACTATGCGTGAGAATCCAAGAAAGCGCTTGGGTGTTGGTCAACTTCAAATTTTGAGCCCTGTCGTTGATTCCCTGTCAAATCGGGTTAACGGTTGTCGTTGGGCTGTGTGTGAGACTGCGGCGAAACTTACCAGTTGCCGTGCAGCAGTCCCGCCTTTACGGCTGTGTCGCGTCTGGCTGCGCCCCGGCTTAACGGGGATGCTCGTACGTCTGCATGCTTTTAAGACATTCGTCAGCAACTGCTAGAGTCACTGTCCACCACCCGCCACGAGGAGGCCGCCTTAATGGGTGGCATGCTGTCCGCCAGATGTTGTGTATAGCATCGTATCATGTGATTTCGATACATCCAACGGATAGCGTCTGGAGCTGGAAATCGGACTTGAACCGATGACCGACTGATTACAAATCAGTTGCTCTACCAGCTGAGCTAAACCAGCAAATACAAACATTAGCCAGATGCCCGGAACACGGAAACATCTGTTGTCCACCGTCCGCCGCGTGGAGGCTGTTTGTTTGAACGGCTGGCGCGGAGTTACCCGCGCCAAATGGGAAATAAAGAGGTAAGAAAGGAAGGATATTACTATGAAACGGATGATTTTCACGCTTCACCTGTGTCAGCTCAAATGAAGCCATGCGACCAAGATTGGGGAAAGGAAAACCTTGATGTCTCAGGAGCCGTTCCTCTTCCTGAGAACAATTGTATTATACCATATATGTGGTATCCGGTCAATGAAAAGACACAATATATAGTGTCTAAATTGTAAACAAACATTAAGATACCACTATATCTAGTGGTTTGGGCAAGCGCATCAAAAATGCCTTGTGGTTCCGGCAGATTGCAGGAAAGTCAGCAAATCTTTAGCCGAACCCACCTGTGAAACCACGGCACCACTCTTTGCGTACAGGTCGGCAATGGAATCTTTTTGCCCCTATGGTTAGTCCTTCCCAAGAAAACGCACCCACTGTATACGCTTGATTGGCTTGCTGTCGAAAGCACAGTGCTCGTCATGATAATCCGGCATTAGTTTCCGCTGGAAACACCTCGTACACGCTGACATACAGCATCCCCGGCTTGTAGTCAGCGTACTCAACCAAGCGTTTTTGGTCATATACTTTCACGTCTGAGTCATCGTCCGCCGTGAGCCAAAGATACTTGACGTGCTCAGCATAGCGCGGGTCTTCGATACGATAGCTCTGCCCCTCTTTGATTTTCAAATGACGTGCATTTGCTTGGGCACGCGAAAACTCAACGAATGCGCCGTAGTCGCCAATCACGATTCGGTTATACCCGCTGGCAATGACCGTGCCGTTTCTCGTTTCGAGCTTGGTCGTATCCCCGGACATGCTGCACCATTCCGGCAAAGCTTCCTTGAACTCCGCTCGTACATCCTTGAAGAAAGTTCGCGGGATAGGTTTATACTTGTATTCGTCGGCAAGCTGCTCCTGATATTTGAGCATCCGAGCGCCGGTTTCCGAAATTTTATGCTTCATGACTAATCCAACCATTCTTTTTCTCGCTGGTCATACTCGGCAATTTCTCGCTTTACGGTTTTGCCGTCTTTCTTATATACAGTGATACGATGTGCGTAGTTTGCAGCGTTCTTCTGAATCCGCTGCAGAGCTTCTTCCTCCGAGCTTGTTTTTGTAACTCCGCGATAGGAACCACCAGAACCTAAAATTTCTGGTTCGTACCAACCCGTTTCATAGTATACAGTCTGCTCGCCTGCTTCATCCAGAACAACTTTCCCCTGCTCACCGTAGTCACCCGTATAGCTGCTTCGAATGATTCGTGCGGCACGGTCATTCTCCTGCTCTTCGTAGGCTTTGACAATAAAATCGACGTATGCTTTGAACTTCTGCTCGTCACCGTCTCGATGTGCTTCAATGAGTTTTCCAATCGTCACAACGTTGATTTGGTTCATGATTTTTGTCCTCTCTTTCCATACTTTAATTATACTCTTCCGTCAGACTGAAGTGTGATTTTTTGACGATTGTTAGCGAAAAATTCATAATTTGAAAGGGCAAAAGCTGAACGTTGGAACGTCTGAATCAGGGTTTTCTACCTGGTATTTGATGACTCTTTTTTGAGCTCCTAAAGCCTTGTATGTCTGCTCGGCATTCACGCATAAGCCATTGGCAAAGAAGAGCGTAGAGCCATCACGTTCGCTGGTGTTTTCGGCCGAATACATCTTCGGTTTTCTGATTTCGGGGTCAAGATGGATTCCACCGCGCATCAGCTTTTCGGCATAGAACCAGACATCCACACGGGAGAAAATGTAAAGAAGCTGCGTAGTCTTAAAATAATAGAAAATCTGGTCTGCACCACTCCTGTATATCCAGCCGGGGGTGTGCCATAGAGGGTCGATGCCATCCCGAAACTGCCGCGCTACCCGTTGTTCGTTCAGGGCGTCCGGCACCATGGTGAAGTAGTCCACTGAGGTCTCTAAGTAGAGATTTCCGGTATTGTGACTGTCTACCTTTGCTTCCAGGCCGAAAGTTTTGCCGTTCTTTTTCCAGACAATGAAATCCGTATCTTTGTCCTGGTACGTTCTGTCCTGAGTCACGTCATCGTAATGACTAATGCCATGATTTACTTTGATAATCGGGTCATTGAGGAATTTGCGAGCCAAGTCTTCTCCGAATTTCCCCTCATCAAGCTGCTTGGACATCTTGAACTGACGAGGGCCTTCTTCCCAGGCTACCATAGCCTTACAGGGCATCCGCCGTATTTTCAGGCATCTGCGATACGATATGTGCAACGATATGTTCTGTACAAGCATTGACAACGGCGCTGGCAGTCCGCTGCTCACGGAGCAAATGACAGAGCTCGTCAAGTTCAGATTCCGTGAAGGGGTAGTCTGCCGAAGCAAGGAACTTCTTGCACAGCTCTTTCATGTCATCGTCGCTTAAAGGCTTAACCCGGTGTTTGAAAGTAAATCGGCGAATGAGCGCTTCATCCAAATTATCGACGCGGTTAGTGGTGCCGATGAGAATGACATCGTTTGGGAGCCGGTCCAATTCCTGCATCAAAGCAATGGTGACACGGCTCATTTCAGCGACGTCATCGCGGCCGCCACGGCACATTCCGATGGCATCAATTTCGTCAACACAGAGAACGCAAGGCGTGCGTTTTGCATAGTCGAATACCCTGCCGATATTCTGCTGTGTACGACCAAGAGCGGAATCGACCAAGCCAGAGAATTTCAGGAAAACAAACGGCAAATTTGCCTTGTGTGCAATGTAACGGGCCAATTCGGTCTTGCCGACGCCAGGAAGGCCCGTCAAGAGCAAAGAGCAGGTATAGTGGATGCCAAGCTCCTTGATGGCAAGAGCTGCTTTTCTGGTAGCCAAGAGCTTGTTGATGACAGTTTCTTCCTCTTCAAGGAGCAGGAACCGGCTTTCCGGGAAGTTTGTGGCATCTTCCGCAATCAAGAGACTTTCCAGGTTGGCAGGCAGCTGAATGAGTTCCGGTTTCAGAAGATTCAGCTTTTTGAGTTCAGCCTCCTTAAACCGGGCATCTTTTTCAGGGACATTTTTTTCAAGCATGATTCGGCACTGAGTCTGTGCATTTCGAATATCGCCATCCACCACAAATCGAATCAAATTTCGTACGTCATCGGTCATTGTTATTTTCCTCCAAAAAAAGAAACAGGCCGCCAAATGGCAGCCTGTTAATATGATGCAATATTCTGATTTTTGTTTCTGCTGCAAATAGTGTTTACCGTCGAAATAGAGAGATTATATTCGGTAGCAAGTGCCTGTATTGCCTCGCCTTCCCTGTGGCGTTTAGCAATCAGTGCATTACGTTCCGTGTTTTTTCGCGGACGGCCGCGTTTCTGCAAAATTCCAGCTCTGACATTTTCCTGATGAAAGGTTTCATAAATCGCCGTTTTAGAGATTCCGTATTCCTTGGCAATAGTGCTGACCGAGACCCCTCTTTCGATTTTGCTTCGAATATCGGAATTCCTTTGATTGGTCTTGTCTTTCAGCGCCTTGTGATAGTATTCCTGACAGGTTTTTCCAACTTGGCGCATGTCCTTGTAAAGAGTGGATTTTGAAATACCGTATTTCTCACAGATGTCTTTTGAGGACGTTCCTGCCTCATAATCCGCAAGAATCGCCTTGCGCCTTTCATCCAACTTTTTGGAATTTGTATGTAAATGCCCTGCAAGGACGGTACGAACACTACTTCGAGACAAAAAGTATTTTTTGGCGATTTCCTTATCAGTCATTCCGGCTTTCGCATCTTCCAACATAGCCGCATTGCGAACTTTCGTGGCAGCAGACTGCTTTTTCTTGTTCTTCTTAATCGTAGCTTGAGCGTATTCAGAAACAGTATAGTAGCACTGCTGATAGGTCACGCCATGCTTCTTTGCGATTTCAGCAACCGTCATCCCGGCTTTCGCATCTTGAATCATAGCTTCGTTGAGAGGTGCTCTTTTTGCTTTCTTTGCAAGATTCTTTTCTTTCGCTAGGTCTCTCACCATGGCATAGCAATAAGAGCTTGAAAAATACGTTTCCTTGGCGATTTCCTTGACAGTTTTGCCAGAAAGATACATTTCCCGGACCTTTTCGCGGTCTTCTTTTACCTGCTGCTTCGCAACATCTTTCTTTGATGCAACCACGTACTCACCTCTCACTTTGCCGACTTTTTGCTTTTTTTGGGGCCTGGACTATACCGCTTCATGGCGCGATATACGCTTCCCTTTTTGAGCCCGTATTCTTGCGCAAGCTCTTTGACAGAAACGCCGTTTTTGTATTTCCTGACCATCTCGGCATTTCTTTTCTTGCCAGTCTCGATACGGTTTTGGCTGTGGATTTGTCGGCCATTCTTTCCGTGCGCATGAAGAATCCGATAAAAGAGCGTTCCACTGATGCCGTATTTTTCCTGAAGCTCCGGAGATTTTGCGCCCATCTCATATTCATGAATCATCTGGGTTTGCCAGGCTTCCTTCTTTGCCTTCTTCTGTCGGGCCTGTTCTTCGTAAAAGTCCTTCAGACTATATCGGACAGTAGAAACACAGATTTGATACTTTTCAGCCAGCTGTTCCTGGGACATACCGTCCTTGGCATCCTCCAGCATCTTTTCATTTCGTGCTTTGACTTTGTCATGAGTTAGACACACGTGGGTAATCTTGTTAATCGGCATTTTCGCTATTCTCCTTGGCTCTGGTTTTTACGTTATACTGGTAAATCCCATTTTGATGAAGGATAAGGTAACCTAGTGAAGGGCTGATATTTACCTCCCTGCTCAACTCGATAATCGATTTTTGAGGATTTTTCTTGTAAGCATCAAGAAAAGTTTGGTTCCGCATCTTTTTCTCTTTTTTGAGAGCCGTTTCAATATGATTGTATTTTTGGCTTTCGTACTCTCCGCTCGAATGCAAGATTGCATAAATACGCTGCATGGAAATGCCGTACATCTTGCCCAATTCTCTGGCCGTCATACCGCCTTTATACTGTTTAACAATTTGCTCATTTCGAGCGGTAAGTCTCTTCCCCTTTTTTTCAAAATAACGAGGCGGCTCCTGCGTGCCTTTTAGAATCTTGTAGCACATTGTTTCTGAGAGATTATATTTCCACGAGATTTCTAAAATCGACTTTCCATTTTTGTAATCTTCGATGATGCTTTTATTGCGGTTAATGCGTTCTTCTTTGTTTGACATAAAGCCTCCGTAAAAAGAAAGAGCAGGTTCAAAACTGAGCCCGCTCTAGCCTTTTGGTCCGATTTTGCCCGACCAACGATATTTTTTGATGCCTTTCGTTCTATATTTTGTATTATATGCAATTCGCACAGATGCACAACGTTTTTCTTTCTGGTAATTTATGGTAAATATTGTGCAAAAAAATAAGACCACTACCCTTTTCGGGGCAGTGGTCTTGATTGCCATTGCTTTTGAAAATCAATCCAGTAGTTTTCCGGCCTTGTATGAATGATACAAATATCTAGGATTATTATTCAGGAAAGTCTCGATTCCAATGTTCCCAACCGTAGGAGATAACAGACTGTAAAAGGTTCATTGGAACAAGGTCTTCGCTTACAAAAGCGCCGTTATCTTTTACGTACTGATTGATTTTTTCACGCTCATTCTTGTTTGCGGATTTGACATTGATAAAAATCTCTTTGGAGGTTGGCTCATAATGAAGCAGGGTATCGCAAGAAACTTTAACGGGAATACCGTTATCATCGCTGGTTCCAATCGTGATGGTCACGTTTTTTCTATCATTAAGTTCCCGTGAGCAATATGCACATACACTTTTTGCAATACGTTGAGAGTCATTATCGGCAGCAATGAACGTATGTGCAATTTTATCAGCCAGTCTTGCAGCTTCAACTTTTTTAGGAAATTCACATGCTCGTCTGCTGTACCATACTCCTTGAAAAACAAAGCTTCTTATTACTCTATCTTTGAGGTTGGCTAATGCACTTTCAAGATAATCATTCGCGTCAAGGATATAGTTTGCCATGCTTCTAAAGCCAAAACTGCGAACAATACTCATTGCATCGTCAATTACATATTCATGATAAACCGGTTTCTTCTTGAGCATAGCATAGATGGCATACTGCTCTGCACGTCCTTCTGCTTTTTTGCTATTGATTAGGTCACGGCTCATACTGAAATCGTCGAGAATTTTCTTGCAGAATGCCCGTTCAAACTGCTGACGGAAATCTGTTAATTCAGGTTTCAATTTAGGGCAAACTTTAAGAAGATAATCCGACAGAATCCAGAACTTGGATGAATCGGCAATAAATCCGGCACGCTTAAAGCTGATTGTGCAGTCTTCAGGGAGCGGCGTGTTGTAACAGCCTTCTCGTGCGCTCCATCTAAAATTCTGCATAAGCAACTCTGTCATCCTACTGTTAACCGGGGCCTTGAAGAGCCTTAGATACGTTCCATCTTCGCAGTTGCTAGGGCAATAGAAAGCGGGTTCCTTATCTACCGCGAACCCCTCAAGATAATTTTCGTTCGGGTTGTGAAGAAATTCATAAATTCCTTCTTCTGTCAGATATTTTACGTCGTTAATAGTGGCCATAATTTTACCCTCCAAAATGTTATTTGTTGTTTGTAATCAGCCGTTCGATTCACCCGGCAGCCACTGCTGCGGATAAGCTCGAAGCAGATTCTTCGGTACGCAGTCGTTCAGAGCGGAATGTTCAGCAAGGGCCATGTCGATGATATAGTAGTTATCACCATTGCGCATCACATCAATACTCCACTGCCCTGTCAGCTTAATTCGAGGAATGACCTTTTCCATCTCATTCAGAACGGTCTGGACGCTCTCATTGTAGCGCTTGTTCAGAACGTCTTCGTGCATCAGGTAGACGACATAGTCGTGACGCTCCTGAGGACCGCTTACTTCCTTGAACTTGTTCTTCATGACGTCGCTGCGCCAATAGGGACTCACGCCGAGGATTTCTTTCATATCGAAATCCACAAACACGCGGTATTCGGTATGAAGTGGCAAACCGTTGTAGATAGTAGGGTTACTTTCCTTATCCTTGATATATTCTCTGACAACCCACTCATTGGTGGTGTTTGCGCCGTAGAAACTGCGGTTATTCGTGGGAGCTGCCATAGAGCAAGTCAGATGATTTAGGAGCAGGAAATACTCGCCCATCTCATCGACTTCCTTAGGCTCGTGGATATGAGCGTTTCGGAATTCGTATTTGGAGGAGTACGTGCCCGTCTTAATGAAATAATCTTCGTGTCTGTCGAGATGGAAGACTTTCTGGCAATAGCGGTTCACGATTTCTTTCGTTACGGGATTCAGAGTCTCAAAGCCAAGACGGGTAAGCTGCAGCATTGTGATGGGAACGTGAAGAATCTTCGTATCCGGCACTTTGAAGAACTTGTTACCGTACAGCCCTTCTACCAGAGGCGGGAGCCAGAAGCCCATAGAAATGGGATTCATCTCCAACATCTGATAAGTGAAGTCGTCAAGGTCAAGGATATCAAGACCCTGACGGAAGAGGTTGTAGTAGAGCATTTTCATGCGGTCGTTTTTGGCGTTCTTGTATTCTGCGTAATTCTGGAGCAGTGACTTGTACGACGGCTCCGAAACATCAACCATCATCAACTTTCCGGTAAGCTGCGGACGAAGTTCCTCAGGATAACGATTGAGCTCCTCGTTTGTAACCTCCGTCATAAAATCGCGGTTGGCAGAGTATTTCACGTAATAACCGCCGTGTTTCGCATTGTAGATATACAGACGCGTTTCAGGAATCAGTTCATCAACGATGCGGTCAATCAGTGAATTGAGTTCTGGCGGAAAATAGACCTTTTTGTCGAGGATTGCTTTGATAGTAGCCGAATTCCACTGGAGCATGTTCTCATGCAGTTCTCGGCTTTCCAGGACCTGAGTCTTATAAACTTCATCAAAGGTCTTGAGAGCATCCGGGTCGGTTTTGAGCATTGCTGCAAGTTCTTCGTAAGAAAATGGTTTATCTTCCTTTTTGGTCAGCATTGCACCGATTTGTGCAAGCATGTTCTTAATTTCAGCCATTTGTTGGTCTCCTTTTTGAAAAAAAGGCCACCGTTCCCGTTAAGGAGGCGGTGGCTATTTGTTGATGATATTTTTAGTTCGCAATGCACCATTCGCTGTCGGGAATATTATCCAGCCAGTTCTTGTCCATCACATTGCCAAGACGGTACTTCTTCTGTGACTCATAGGACCAGTCACAACCGGAAACAACGTCGCCAACAGCGTTCAGGTACATTTCGCTGCACCAGAAATCGATACCGCTGTCTTCGTTGATTCTGTATTCAAGCTTTTTCACACATGGTTCGCATTTTTTGTAGAGACTCGAATTGATGGTTTTGGCGCGGCCTTCGTTGATAAGGGAATGAAAGCGAAAGTCCGTCACCTTATCGTCGTGGCTGTATTTCAAGCCACTAAAGAAGCCTTCGCTTTCATGCGGGATTTTCTCGTGGAAGTTGTCGCTGCTGACACAAAGGCCGCACATATCGTCGTCTTTGTTGTCGCAGTAATTCCACCACTCAAGACTCGCGAGAGCAAGGTCCGCCATCTTATCGACAGCCTTGCCATTGGTGACCATATAGAAGCTGCCAACCGAGATGTTTCGCTCTTTGACGGCTTTCAGAATATACCGAATTGCCGGGATATTCAGAGAGATTTCTCCGCCACTAAAGACGATAGAGCTGATACAAGCGCCTTTATCGAAGCTATCGAGAAAAGCGTCGATGTATTTTTCCTGAATATCGACATTTTCGGCATCTCCGCGTATGCAGTGCGCACAGCACATATTGCACCGGCGCGTGATTTCTATGACCACATTGCTCACACTGCAAATGTGCATGTTATTCATCTCCTTTGTAAATGGATTTGATTTCTGTTTTCGGAATAAAGCTCTGTGTGCCATCACTGAACAAAATAGCCCAACCCAGTTCGGGAACTGCGGTCAAGCGCCAGCCAATAGCGTTCTGCACAACTTTGCCGTTAATGTATAATTTGCTCATCGTATTACTCCTCGTCTTCGTCGTAGTCGTCCGCAAAACTTTCGTTTCGGTCAACGACAATATCCGCATCGAACGGTGCGACTTTTGCCAAACCGTAGTCCAAGAAGAACGAGTCGGGAATGTCATCGACATCGCCCCAGTTCCAGCAGCCACAGTTGAGTTCCAACTGACGCTTGCCTTCATCCGTCAGGAGATAGTCCTTAACGGCACTGCGCAGAACGGTTTCGGGGTCATGAATCTGTTCCGGATTGTAGTTGAACTGCATCAGCGTGCATTCCGTTGCGGATAAGCCAATAACTTCATTGGCAACGACAGTAAAAGTCTTTAACATTGGTATTCCTCCTTCTTAAACGTTGACGATGCCGCCATGCTTGGCCAGAACCGCGTCCACGATTTCTACGGGCACATACCCGTAGACCGTAGCCAGCGGTGCCTCGTCGTCTTCAGCAAACGGCAGAAACTCTTCGACCTTCTCAGACAAGTAGCTGAGTTCGACCTTAGAGTAATCGCCGTCCGACAGGTCTTCGTTCGGTATGCAGTAGTGCATGCCGCTTGCCTGAATAGACAGGGTGAAGCCGTCTGCACAAACCGCTTCCGGACGAAGTGCAGCAGTACCAAAAATGGTCTTGCTGAAGGTTTTGCGGAGAAATTCGTTGGTATTGAAAATAGCCATAGTAATATGCTCCCTTTCTGTGTGTGAGATGTTTCTTAGATGTACTTTTCCCAGAAGCGCTCGAATTCTTCGTTCGGCATCTGGGTTTCGGTTTCGTCCATCACGCGGTCATAAGCGTCACTGGAAATGTCGGTTCCGACAAAATCAGCAACAGCCTCATGTCCGCGCTTCTGAATGGCATCCTTCAGGATAGCCCAGCGGAATTCATGGATGGCATCCGTGAGCGATTTGCCCTCGTATGCTTCCCAATACTCGCCTTTCTGCTGGATGCGGTAGAGCTCATCCAACGCACTGTCAACATCGTTTTCCTCCATAATGTCGGTGATGTTGTTGACCGGATAGTGCCATCCATTAACTTTAACCTCTGCATAGCTGAACTTGTCATCGTCATTAGGGCAAGCGCCGCATTCAATGGCGAAGACTTCGCGAGTCTTGCGGTTTGCTTTGCAGGGCAGGTTGAACGTTGCGCCGGAATCAAAGTTGGACTCGATGCAGGCATCGACCACATCGCTCGTGGGAGACTCTGCAGCCTCCTGATATTCCGGCATGTGCCAGACGTCGATGTTTGCCTTGTTGGTATCCTCAATGTTGCGGACCTTCAAGACACGGACACCCTTCTTCTCCATGTGAATGACGGCACGGCACAGGTCCACACGGATTTCGTGTGAATCCATAATGGTGCCATGGTCATCCTTGGGTAGAAAGATTTCGATAACTTTGTTGATATCGGGGGTCTCGGCGACGAAATAGACTTTGTCATTGTGAATTTTGAACATTGCGTTATACTCCTTTTTTATAGTTGCGCAAACAAAAAAGGCAGGCCCACCAAGACGGTGAGTCTGCCTTATGTCTGCAGAATTGTGAATTGTACGAAAGGCAGAATGCCTTTTTCGATGTTTGTTATCTATCGTACATTTTTTATTGTAGTCAGTTCGCACAGCTTGTCGAGTAAATCAGGTACGATTTTTAAGGCTTACAAATCCCGCACGCCGAATACCCTTCCTGGATGAGCTCGTCACGTGAGCCCATATAGTTGATTCGGTTCTTCTGGCTCATCGATTCGACTACAGAGCAATCGGGTTTGTGAAACTTCATGGTACTTGTATTCAGAACGTATGTTTCGTCTATTACAAGAGGTTTGCTGTTTTGTTCATCATTGGACTCTGCAGCAGAACCCGCTTCAATCCGATTCTCATCATGATATTCGCCGGAAGTGAAACTTACCTCTTTGCCATCCGAGGTGCAGTAAATATCACCCAGCAGGTCTGTACGATAAACCACAACACCCTTGTTTTGCAGCTTGTCGAGTGTTTCCTGATGTGGGTGGCCATAGCTGTTCCCTGCTCCACAAGATATTACGGCATAGGTCGGATTCACTGCGTCCAGAAAAGCCTCTGAGGTAGATGTGCTTGAGCCGTGATGACCCACTTTCAGAACCGTTGACTGAATGTCTTGTCCCGATGCAAGTATCACATTTTCGGCTTCCTGTTCAGCATCACCAGTAAAGAGGAACGAAGTATCCCCATAAACGATGCGCAGAACAATCGATGCATTGTTCGTATCATCGGAAACAGAATTAACACCAACTATCGTGAATTCCGCTTCTCCCAAAGTATAGGTATCCCCCACATCCGGTATCGTAATGCCGCCGCTTTTCTGTTCCGCGTGGCTTGCAAAGTTCCGAAATGCTTTGCTGTCGTATTCTGTCACAGGGCATAGAGTCATGTCCGCAGTAACGGCTTCACAAGCCGCCGATGTGGTCTTCGTGCGCGTGAGTCCCAACGACATAATCCAGGTGCCCATCGGTTTCTCGTTGCATAACAGAGAATAAGAGGTTAGAATCATCCACATTGCCGCCATCAATCAGCATTGAGTGGCCGTCGCAGGTAACAAGAGCGGAATCCGCCTGTCCTACGTCTAAAAAGTGAATCGTAAAGCTGCCGTCCACCGAATCGCCAGCCGTCTGCTCACTGCTTGCAGTGCTTTCTGAGACGACCCCAATACTGGATGGACTTTCCGATATTATCGGACTCTGACCGCAGCCGGTGAAGCTGAGTGCAAAGAGCGCAGCGATGATTGCCGCTGTGCTCCGAAATAGATTGTTTTTGATTTTCATGTTTTTTCTCCTTTCAACAAAAAAAGCGGACCTACCCCGCTATGGGATAAGTCCGCTTAAAATACAGATTGTGAATCTTACTGATTGTTTAGTATCCGTTCACACTATTTATTGTACTGGATTCGAATAATATAGCAAGTGCTCATTTCTTATCGAACTTGACATCGAAATAAATAAGTTCAAAGCATAGTGTAGCACTCAAGACAAATCCGAGAACGATATACGACGGGTGAGTTAAGGACCAGCCGGGATTCGCAAGATATCCATGCCAGTATTTGATGTAGAGCACAAGAACCACCACCGGCAGAACCAGATACCAAATGGTTTCCAGCACAATTTTGATGTCTTTTCGCATCTCACTCGCCTCGAAATTCGAGCGGAATCATGGTCCGGCGCTTTCGAGTTTCTGCATACCAGAAAGCACCAAGTCCGGCCAGGATAGCGAAAATGATGATTTTCAAAAACTTCTTCATTTATTTCTCCTTTTATGCGATTTATCGGAATTTTTTTGGTTGTATCTGAACTTTGCAACATATATACAGCCTCAAAGATTCAAGCCATTTTGAAATTACACAGCCTTCTTGGTTTTCTTGGTTTCGGGTTTCACGATACCGCCGTTGGCGTCGTAAACATTGTACGGAAAATCGCCGTTATTGACGCGTTTGGCAACCCGCTGCCCGGTGGCAGTCTTGTAATACTGGTTCAGTCGGTTGGCAGTACGGAAAAAGGCAAATCTTGCGTACTGTGTGCCGCGCTTGACACGATTTTCGCGCAGCAGTTCGTCCCGCAGCGTGATAGCATAATGCTCGGCTTCGTTGTTGGTGAATCCAGAATAGAACACGTCCATGAATTTCTCAATGTAGATGGCGGGGACATCGTTCATGGCGGCTACAATGATAGCGGCTGTTGTGCCTGCGGAATTGAGTCCCGGCAGTGTAGCCTTCTTGATGCACTTGGTGGCGGATTCGATTTGCGTGCGGTATTTCATCAGCCATTCACTCAAGGCTTCCTCGTGACTGAGGTTGGAACCCGTGAATACGCGGCCAATGAGATTTGCTGCGGAGAGAATCGTATTGTTTGTCCAGCTCATATCGTACTCAGACATCTGCACGCGATTTGCCATGGAGCGGATGTTTCCGGAATCGATGTGCTGAGACTTGGCGGCATTAAAGGTCACGTTCATACGCACGGTCACACCGGACTCAACGATAGCGAGCAGCCGATGCTGCCCATCAACCAGAGTACCATCGGAGGCGATGGCAATACCCTGATGCGTTGTATCCCAATGCCCTTCTCTCATGTCCTTTGCCATCTTTTTGACTTTAGCGACGTTGATGTTTCGATTATTGTCGTTTCTTTCAAGCCATCTTGCCGCCTGTTCGGGCGAGATTTCGTAGCCGTCCCGAGTTCTCTGATTAAAATTATAGCGTCCCATCTTTGACGCACTCCCACCCCTTACGGAGTGGGATTCTCGCTCTCTGCAACAAAAGATGGTTGGAGGCTTTTCTTCGCAACCGCGTTGAATTCACAGCCATGTTAGAGCTGACCTTTGACTTGCTGAACTACAGGCTTTCGCCTCTCGTTCAGCAGTTTCAATAAACCGATGCATAGACTCATGTACCGCGCAAAGCCGGTTGCATGTATGCTGGTGGTTTAACAACTTATCTTTATGCCGAAAGTAGCGCTTGGGTACACATCCTCCAGTTAAGGAGTTTCACTGACCTCATGCATCCGAAGATGCAATCACCCAGCAGTGCCGAGGGCGGCGTCGTTTCCCTTTGATACTATAAAATTGAAACTATATAAGTTTCAGAATCCTACGCTAGAAGGCAGCCACTCGTGGCTGTTTTGCAAGCGTTCTTTTGCCTCGTTGTGCAGTTTCATAAACTGTTGAAAATCTTTATCGATGGCTTCTTTATCGTAGCCTTGAAGGCTTTCATCTAAATGCGTTAAAAGAAATGCGGAATACATATCCCGCTGGACAACGGTTCCGTTGGAGAGTTTAGCAAAACGCTGGGACAATTTCTTTTTGGTATAGCTGTCATCGGTGTGGTCAAACTGCGAGGCTTTCGTTTCAAAAGTGCTGACCTTGATAATGTTGCCGCCACTGCACTTTACTTTTTGTCCTAAAATGGCGATAAACAAAGCCGGGGCACAGCGACCGATAGATTTACCGAATCGCTTTTTGGTATACGCTCTACCAGTTTTGGGGTTGATTTTCGTTTTCTTACTGCGCTTCTGCAAGGCTTTGTAGTTCATATCTTCAACCACGAATTCGTTGCCGTATGTCAGCAACTCGTTGGCAAGAATATAGTGTTCCGTCTTGCGTACGGCAGCAAGCTTACGGTTCAAATCCTGCAATTTATGCAGCAGCCGATAATAGTTTTTGCTATAGTTCCAATGACGAATTTGCTTATGTCCATTCTTGCGCTTTAGCCGTTTGATGGTTCCGTTTTCGTTATAATACTGCGGATTCATCGCCCGGCGCGAACGGTCCATTTGCCGCATAACGCGAGCGATTTCCTTAGTGAGACCATTGCGGACTTCTGCTATAGCAGACGGTGCAAGCACACGGAGGTCGCAAACATCATTACCGCTAAACGCGATGGTTTGTGTTCCGATATCTATACCAATGCGGCCTTGCTTAACAGGATGCTTCATAACGCCGTTACTGTCGCATTTGATGGGGGGATTGCCTTCCAAGGCGAGCTGTACAAAGTAGCGCCATTGTCCCCGAATCATTTCGCGCTTGATGGTGCAGAACTTAACTTTCCGTTTGAGCGCTTCCTGCTGATACCATGCGGTATTGCCTTTGCGCAGCTTAACCGGAATGCAGCGTCCACGGAATTTAATATACAAACCATTATTGTCGAGGAACTGAATGCCTGTATTGTTGGTTTTGCCCGCAAAACTAACGAAATCGTCTAGCTTTTTATAATGGACGGATTTTCCGTTCTTATAGAAGAACTTGTACCACGAATCCCAGACACGAGCGGCAATCTTTTGCGTGATGGCTGAATGCAGATGGTAGTATTTCGCATACGCTTTAAGCTTCTTCTCGAACGATACGCTTGTGAAACCGTACGATTCGAGCAGCTTTGTACGTTCCTTATACAATGCTTTTCGTTCTTTGCTTTTTGGAGCCGTATCAGCAATAGCAGAAACCAAATCGCGATATTTGCGAGTTTTGCGCACCTGATGCCACATCTCCGTGGTTTTTTGAACGAGCCAATTATATGCTTTGCAATATTTTTCAAAGCTGGAATACAGTTCCGCCTCATCGTGCGAATTCGTAATAAGCGGCAACGTCAGGATAAAGGTATCCATTTTTGATTTTTGACCGTATGGCAAATTACACACCTCGAGTCTTTTGGGTTTCTATATAGCGGCGTATCATAGCAGCAGATACATCACCGGCGGTACTGACAAAATAACTGCGTGTCCAAATGGTTTTTGTTTTAATTGCTTCAGAAAATTCCTTGAGCAGCACCCTTGATGTATTCGTTTTAATGATACGCATGACATCAGAGGGACTTACTGTTGGAGGAACATTCAAAAACAAGTGGCAATGGTCAATGTAGCATTCCATAGCTAATATATCAAAATCGTTTTGCTCGCAAATTTGGTGTACAAGTTCTTTGAATCGCGCTTCTACACCATCTATTAAGAATATTTTTCTTCGATAGCGCGGGCAAAACACAAAATGATAATTCACCATAGACACAGTTGTTGCAGTTCGTCTATAATCTCTAATCATATAGCATATTATACCACAAATTGCTACAAAATCGGTTAACACCTTATGAATTTCTTGAAATTTCCAACGCGCCTTTCATCCCACCCCTCACGGAGTGGGCTTTCCCGGCGCAGGGGTTGTAATTCCTTTCTGCCTATGTGGGCATATGTCTGATATTTGTTATGTGATATTCAGAAGGATTTTCCGATTTGTGATTTTATTTGTGTTGGAAAACAATGCGCAACGTCCTGAAGCTGCGCTTGATACACCCCCTCTCATCGGCAGTAATAATCAGCCGAAACTGAGCTGTTCCGAATCGGTCGAGAAGAAAGCTGCCTTTTTCTTAGCCCGTTCTTTTGCGCTCTTGCTCATAGGCTTCTTTGCCCCATCCAGATGATGCTTGCTCTTGTACGAATACCCTTTCCAGGCAGCCTGATAGGATAGGTATCCGTATCCGTTGGCGTTGTCCAGGACCTTATCGGTAGCCGTCTCGACCACAACATAGCGCGGCTGATTGGGCTTTGAAAGTTCAGGACTCTTCACAACACGGTAACTCTTCTTTTCATCTGCACCGTACTTGGAAAACGGCAATGCGGATTCCTTTTGGGGTTTGGCTTTTGCCTTGGCACTTTTGGTATTTCCCTCAACGGAATCCACCAGTTCAGAGTCAAAGAACGCCTCATCGAGCGGCACATTGGAATTGTTCTGCTTATTTGCTTCTTCGATTTTCTGATACATGGCATCTTCGGCGCGGCGCATCTTCCAAACCTTGATGAGGACCTTTTCCGGGAATGTGATGGCAAGTCCTTTTTCGGCCAGCATTTTTCGGATAACGGGTGTAGCGAAAGACTTGTACTTTGCATACGGTCCTTCTTTGTGCTGTGTGATTTCGTGACTCACCTGTGTCATGTATTCCTCAAACGCCTTGTTCTGGTCGAGCCAGAACTCGACTTCGGAATAAGGAGAATCATGGTCCACAGTCTTTTGAAGTTCGCAACTCTTCGCATAAGCAAGACAAGCGTCTTTCACATCGGCAAAACCAAGCCCAAAATTATCGTTCAGAGTGTTTCGGCGTGCCCCGTCCATCACAAAATAGCGAGTTCCCTGCTTGATGATGGCGATACCGTCGCCGGAAGTGATGGCGGTGGGTTCTTCCGCATATCCGTCGTCAGTCCAGCGGTCGATAATCGATGCCGTATCCTGTACAAAGCCTTTTCGGCAGGTGTAATAATCCGCGCCGTTGTAAGCTCGTTTCGTGATGCACTTGAGGATTGCGTCAATCAGAGCGTCCTTATCCTTGATTTTTACGCTGTACATCAGGTTACTTTTCACGTTCCAGACAACGCCATATGGAAGACCCAGCGCAATCATAGAACACGCACACTGCAGAAAATGCTTGTGTGCCAGACTGCTGATGAACTTGATGCAGTAGACGGTGTTGTTCTTTACGACATCCGCAAGGCCCGAAGTATAAATCACTTTATGGTCATTAGTATGGATGTCGATATCTCCGCGTGCCTGAACATACTCATCAGGAGTGAACACGGTGCCAAGCCGCATACTCAGCGACATTTTGGCTTTTGCGTTCACAAAAGGAGGCTTGACCTGTTTTACATACCGGCACTGATTCGTTTCAAGCGCCGTGAGCAGCAGAACCTTATCCTCGACCGTTGCGCCTTTCTTGATTTTCAAATACTGCATATCATCATGCAGGTCCATATAATATGCAAGTGCGTCATCAATGTCGTAGTAGTTGAAGAACCCTGCTTGCATATAGATGCTGATACAGGGGGATAAATCAATCATGGCATCCGCTGCCTGCACATCGATGGTCGTATTGTCGTTGTGCTCAATCGGTGTGACTTCCAGCAGCTTATAGCAAGCATCCACATCTTCGATGAATTTGTGGTCGAACATCTCGGAGAACGAAAACGGATGCCGGAACACGCAATTCATTCCAGTCGGAGTCATCAGGGATTTATCGCTCAACGGATGGTCATAGTTCACGAAGATAATCCGCTGCTTTCCTCGGCTTGCTGCGACACAAAACAGATTCCGAAGAATCTCATATCGTGACATTGGCTTGCTTGTGCGGGACGACCAGTATTCCTCAGTGAAATCGAACACGACACAGATAGGTCGCTCCATACCTTTACTGCCGTCAAATGTTGTGAAGATACCAACATCTGAGGAAGGTGCTACCGCCTTATCCCCGTCATTGTCCGCGATACTTGCATAGACGTGATGCTTGTCATAGAGGTTTCCGGGCCGATTTTCCAGGTCATTGAGCACCTTTGTCATGGCTCCGATTCGAGCGCCCAGACACAAAACATCTTTCGGGTTCTGTTTATCCAGGAACTCTGTTACCTCATCGACCGACATCTGTTCCACGATGCAGGAACCATTTACGCCGTTGATGGTCTTGCCCCAGATATTGCCGAGTCGTTCTGCCAAGTCATGAGAAATACGGAAGCATTTCGTGAAAACCACCTGTTCATGGCGGCCGAGAAAATCCTGCATGAACTCCCAGACATCCAGCGCTGTATCATCGTAGATTTTCTGCTTCATATCGCCCACTGCGACGATTTGAAGGCCCGGATTCTGAGAACGAATATATTTGAGCAGTTCCGCAATCTCGTCATTGATATCCTGGTATTCGTCGATGATAAGGGTATCAATCGGCGGAATCGGAACCTTCTTTTCCAGCACCATAGCAAGCTGTTCGCCCTGTCCGCAATTCCGGATTCCCTTTTTGTTCAGCAGCAGGCTTGCAAATCCATGATAGTTCTGAACCAGGACATTGCCATTCTTGATTTTGTCTTTGGCATCAAGTTTGAGTAATCGGTTGTAGGTCAAGTACAAAATACGCCGTTCTGGTGGATATGCATCGCAGAGTACGTTGATAGTCGATGTTTTTCCGCTGCCGATGCAGGCGTCACACAATACGTTTTTGCCCGACAATGCCAAATGTACGAATTCCTGCTGTTCGCTTGACAAGTCGTTCAGTGTCATAACTCTAATCTCCTCAACAACAAAAAATACCCCGGCAGCATCCAGTTCAGATGCCGTCAGGGCACAATTTTTATCTTATTAGGGTTATTATATCTGATTCGCACAGATGTGCAAGGTTTTTATCACGTTTTATTTTTGGGTTTGGCAAAAAAGAACGTTCACCCGCGTTTGCAGATGGGCGCATAATCTTACGCGACCTCATGGGCCGCTTTGTAGCCTTTCTTACGGCAGTTGTGTTACCTGCAGCCGCTGCATTTTCGCACCATAGCAAAATATCGTTTCAATCATATGTAGCATAGTGCATCACTTTTGTAGTCCCGCAGGTTCTCGCTTGCAACGTATCAACAAGAGGCAGACTATTGTGTTTTCAATCTTATACAGTTGTGTTGACCAGCAATTATTAGTTTTTGTCAAACGCTTTGACTGTTATAATTATACTCAGTCACCTTGACCTCATCAGGCAGCATTTCGCGGTGATAAGTCACCTCGTAATCCTCATAAGATGTAGGTGCATCATTAGGTTGCTTCAGTCGAGCCGCCAGTGCCCGCTCAATGGTGTCCCGATAAGCATTTCCCATCGGTTTGGTGTGCTCAACGACAATCAACTTACGCAGCGTTAGGGCTCTGCTGGAGCTCATATCTTCCTCGAACATATGCTGCAGCGCATCAATCAACAAATTAACGTCATCCATCGTAACACCGTTACGCTGTGCCATTGCACTGTTGATTTGAATGCTCATGTGATACAGCCCATATCTGATAATGCTTCGACGGCCTATCATGCGGTCTTTCGTCTTCTTTTCGGCTCCATCGTCGCTTTCGTCGATACTGACGCCCTTCTTGGCGCCTTTATCTTCGCCTTTGCGTTCAGCATCGGAAGCAACGCAGCAGCGAGTAATCGTCATCGGGATGATTTCGATAGGGTCATAGGACATCGGCATAGATACCTGGCAGGCACCCTTGATGCGGCTTAGAAGGCTGCAGTTGGAATAACTCGTATTCACAAGCCCAAACATGCGAGTATCATAGTAGTACCGGCACAGCTCTTTATAAGCCTCCAGCTGTTGGTCATCGGGGATGCCTTTGGTTTTTTTGCCGATGATAGGCTCCAGGCACTCTTTAACGCTGCGCTCAATGGAAAAAGTATCGGGGCTGCAATATAGTGCATAGCTGTTCTTTTCCAGACCGTCAAACAAGACCTTGTCACGGATGTAGCTGCGAATCTTATATTTGATGCTTTCGGACGACATGTACCCGATTCCATCCTCAAACTGACGCGGGTTGTTGTCGTTGTCGGGGTCCCCATTGGGATTACAGTTCTGCGCATCAAACGCTAGAACAATGGTGATAGGATTCTTAACGAGTTCAGACATTGTTACTTCTCCTTTTGTGTTGCAACGGTTGTCGCAGTATCCGTATTATTAGTTTCAATTTTGGCGGCTTTCCGGTTTTTCTTCTCCTCGGCATCCTTGATGTTTGCGCTTCGCTGCTGATAGTATCCGACGAGATATTCACCTTTTTGCTTTTCGGATAGATGGTCGGGATAGTTGCCATCCAGCATATCGATAAGAGCCATAATTTTCTTGTCGCAGGAATTATAAAGACCTCTCATGCCATTCGCTTTAGCCTTGTTCTTCAAAAGAAGGAAACTCTTGTGAAGCTCCGGCATGGTTTTTGCCGGGTTCATCATAACTCGCTCAAAGAACCGTTTAGCGTAAGTGGTTTGGTTGTTGGGGTCAATCTTTCTCTGCGCACTTTCCATATGCGCGAAGATTCGTCCCGTGATATAAGCAGGACTGGTGTTGTTCTGGTCGAGTCCCATGGTCATATTCTCCCCGTAATTGCGAATCAAGAACGCTTTTGTGATACCGGCCAAAGACGCCGTGATGCGATTTTCTTTGCCTTTCTTATTTTGCTGAAGCAAACGGCAGGACCGAAGCAGTGCCAGGGAAAGGACTTGCTCCGGATACTTTGTTCCGGAATAAATGCTGATACTCAGTTGTTTCCAAAGAGCGTTGTTGAAAGAATTCGTGCTTCCATCACTGTTCTTGGCGAAAAGTGAGTTGTAGATGTTGATGGCTCTTGCAAAATCTCGGCTGGTTCCATCCGCATCTCGGCAAGTCTGGCTTCGGTCAATTTCCATGTCAGTGTAATGCTTGGCAAAGTTTCCAAGCAGCTCGCCAAGCGTCATCTGTGTAAAGCTGGATGCAGAACATCCCTTATCATTCATATCAAGATTCCAAACGTTGACGACTAAGTTTTTTTCAGTGTCCGAAAGAACCGTGATTCGTCCCTGATAGAGTTTTGCTTTTTCAAGGATTCTGATAGTGGTCTCAGAACCCGATTCATTTGCCTGAGAGATAATTTTGGCTTTATCACTACGGCAGCAGCACAGGTCAATGACCGCGTCTTCTAGCTTTGTCGGCATATCATCCGACCAGATGATTTGGTTCTTTGAATAAAGCGACTGTGAAGTGACCGGGACCGAAAACCGATGCTTGGAGCTGAGCAAATCTGTAGCCGCTTCGTAAATCTTATGTTCATCTTGCATTGTGATGGGGATGGCGTTGCCCTGCTGACGTCCGAAATACTCGGTGTTTGCTTTGTTGTTGGACAAAAGAGTGTTTGTGACCGGGCCATTCTTTTTGTTTCCCCATGCCGTGATGGCTCGAAACAAGCGAGCCTTAAACCCGATATTGCCGCTTATCATGCTTCGAATCCTGATAGGTTCCGGCAACAGAGCAATTTCACCGCCCTTGAGTGTATCAATCGGCATTTCCCCATATTTATTGACAATCGCCGCATAGCTTTTGCGAAATGTCTCATCATCAAAAACTGGAACGCCATTGTAGAACAGGATAAAGGTTTTCTTTTCCTGGCCTTTCGCCTCCATTACGTCGCTGACACATTTATTGTCAAGCGCCTTTTCTGGGTCCCACGTTTCGTAGAACTTGTAGACGACATCTAAGGCTTTAGAATGTCCCAACAGGTCACGCAGCATAAAGACTGCGTCGCGCATCATAGTGTATCGAACAAGATTGCTCGCTTCACCGACTTTGCCGAGAAGATGTTCCGCATCATCACAGAACACATACGGAATCGGCAGCTTGCCAGACCGTGGCCTGCGTGTTGGCATCTCGAATTCCTCGCCTTTGTTCTTTTTATCGGATAAATCACCGAGAGCGAAAATCCTATCGATTTCCCCGTCATCGTTTAGTTCGACGGCATACTGAGCAAACTTGTGTGTCCAGCCGAAAGGCGTTGCATTTCCAGCTGCTGCCATCGCATCATAGTGCTTAACCAGCGCATTCAGAATATCCATAGCAGCGAAAATACTCCCCTTTCGTAAAATCGATGATACCATTCTCAATGTGAAGATGCCTACAAACCAAATCCGGTTCAAATTTGTTCGTATAATCCGGTGTCAAAGGCATATTGCACAAGTCAGCGGTAATGGGCAGTGTTGGAAGAATTTCCGTTTCCGCCACAGGATGAAAATACATGGGTGTTTCCATCACGCCAAGATACGGATATCCCATCCCACAGCTATCGGAAACATATTCTAAGAAATTTCTGTACTGCACTGCGAGGTCACTCTCCAAGGCCATGTTGTCCATTCTCACGATTCGTACAACGACCGTGTAGCAAACATCCGTTAAGCATTCGCGGGACCGTATTCCTCCGATATTCTCAATGTTTCGCAGCAGGATACGGGTCTTTTTAATGGGAGAGTGAATGTACACTGCCGAAGGAATTGCTTCCATACCGACATGTTTGTAGATAGAATCCATTGCACCTTTCAGTGCCGAGTAAGTCGGAACATCATAGGTCGTTCCTTCCGAACGCATTCCCGGTATCGTGTAGGCTGCCAGCTTGCTTTTTCAATTTATCCCTCGTTTCCATCAGAATAGTTCCAAGCCGATTCTGGCCTGGGATGTTCCGGCATTTCGGACAGTGGCAGTTGCCCCAATAGTTGTCATGCCAGCTGGTGGTATCTTCCTCAATAGGCTGCGTACCCGTTTCGAGGAGACGCTGCTTGAGGTCTTCATTCTGTTCGAATTTAGCCATCACCACGCGGCGCATTACATCGTCCCGAGTTTTGTCCCAGTTTGCGGGGATAGCCACATTGCGGCCAAAACGCTTGGCAGAAGCCGGTGGCATGTCCGCAAACTGTCTGCGCTCTTCCAGCGGGACCTTGTGACTCTGGAATGCTGCCTCGGCGTTCTTGTAACGAATCCCATTCATCACAAATTCGCAAGGGTAATAGTTGCTCATAAACCAATAGCGAGGGGTATCTTTTCTGAATCGAATCATGCGAATCTCCTATTCTCTATCTCATGCGGCGGTTTTATTGCCGCTGTTCTTTTTCTCTACTGCTGCACTCAAAAGACCATCAAACAACTCAACTGCCGTAGACACAAACAGCTGGCTCTGAACCGAGATTTTTCCCCGCTCCGGAGTCTGCCCTTTCATGTGTGCAGCGGCACTATAAATTGCTGCCAAAACTTTGTGCTTCATCAAAGCAGATTCTTTGATATCCGCATTATCAGCAGTAAGGTAGTTGGCAAGGTTGTAGGCCCGTCCAAGCATCGGCTCATCATACAGCGGGGCATTGTGCTGGACCATGGTAGTGTATACAGCAGGTTGTTCTCCGAAAGTGCTGAACTGGACGCCTCGGAATCCATAATTCAGCTCATACAAAAGTGCGAGGCGTTCGGTCAGAAACACCGCTGTCTCGGCAATTCTCTTTGCCGTTTCATTAGGGAACGGAACGGCATTGTCCTGCTGTGCCGCGTGCAGAATTTTTTTGGCTAAAAGCCGTTTCGCATATTCCTGCACATCGTGGTCAAGCTCGTAGCAAATGTGGCTTGCCGTTTTGTCTGTACGCATATGATTACCTCCTGGTTCTTGCGGCCTTCTGCTTGTCAACCCACGCTTCAGCTTCCTCTACTGTGGCATACACTGCCGTCTCACCGCGCCGGGCAATCTGCTTTCGGGCATTCTGAGCTGCCTGCTCACTCTTGTAAATCTCATAGCCAATGTAGGACCCATCCCATCGGGCAAGGCAGCAATAATATTCGTGGCTCTTGGCGGGAGCTGCCGGGACAAAGGGAGGCGGTACTGCGGGTGTTGCCTGAGTCGGCTGTGCGGCAGGAATCGGTGTTCCGGTCTTTCTGGCAATCAGATTCTGTTTTTCTGCCATCCAGGCATCCGCCTCTTTCGTGAAATAGAAGCACTTTGCTTCGCAATTGTTGAAAAGCGAATAATACAGATTCAGCATTTCTTTTTCACTGTTGCAGACTTTCTTGCGTGCTAAATTATAGCTTGCATCGTAGTAGCAGCAGATGAAAGCATCCCCACGCGGTGCTTTCTTCGTCTCATCCTCCTTGTAGTCTGGATACAGCTTGGCGAGGTCTTCTGCCGTATTCTTTTCCGGGTCTAGCGTGGATGCGTCAAACCCATTCGGAAGTTTCCAGTCATGAGAACTGATGATGTCCAAAAAGCTGCTTGCATAGCGCAATGTCCAGCGCCCAACATGGACGAACCCGAAACTTTCAAGACACCGAATCTGTTTCGGGGTAGCCATTCCGCTGGCTCTGCGAGCAATGAGTCGTTTGAAAATTGCCTCGGCAAGGCCCTGAGATTTGATGGCACTGCCTTTCACGCCGAAAGACGAGATGTTATCGATGATTTCATCGGACGGCTCCTGCTTTTCACTCTCGAACATCGGCTGATAGTCGTTGAGTTCCGGCGCTTCGATGCTGAAGATATACTGCAGCGGGTCAACCAATCCTCTCGGCTTTTGACGCTGTGCCTGGAGCTTGCGCTGAATCGTATCCTGCTTTTCGAGTTCACACAGTGCTTTCCGCTTTTCCTCGTCCAGCTCAGTCTGTGCTTCCTCGATTGCCTCAATCAGCCCCAATTCAGGACTCCCGAAATTCTCCTGGCTATTCGAACCGGTGAGTGCCGCATCCGCCAGCATATCGGTGGTCTTTTGTGCCACTTCCTGGTCTTCACAGAAAATATCAGCAGGATGGCAAAGACTATGTTTCTTTGTCAGCCACAGGAAATCCAGCACGAGAAGATTCTTTTTCCCTTCACACAGACGTGTTCCGCGTCCCACAATCTGCGCATACAGGCTGCGGCTCTTGGTAGGACGCAAGCAGATGATACAGTCAACGGTCGGGCAATCCCAACCTTCCGTCAGGAGCATCGCGTTCGTCAGCGCCTTGTACTCGCCATTGTCAAACCCTTTCAGAACGTCCTCACGGTCCGCAGACGCGCCATTGACTTCTGCGGTCTTGAAGTTTCGCTTATTGAGGATATTGCACAGTCTTTTGCTGATTCGTACCAGAGGCGTAAAGATGACAGTCTTTCGGTTCTGGCATTCTCGCACAATGGCATCCGCAATCGTGTCCAGATACAGGTCAAGAACATTGCCGAGGTCCTGAGCACTGAAATCACCGGCATTGATATGAACCTTGCTGATGTCTACCTCGACCGGAATTGTCTTCGTGTTAATTTTGCAGAGATACCCTTCCCGAATCGCATCCGGAAGCTTATATTCAAATGCAAGACTATCAAAGATATCAGATAGGGATTTCATGTCGCTTCGGTCGGGTGTTGCGGTCACGCCCAACACTTTGGCATCGATGAAATGCTCGAGAATTCCCTTGTAAGTTTTGGCTGCCGTGTGATGCGCTTCATCAATGATGATAGTCCCGAAATAATCACGCGGATACTTCATTAACCGATTCTGCTTAGAGAGAGTCTGTACACTGGCAACCACGACCATCTTATCGGAATCGAGCGCCGAGCTTTGCGCTTTCTCTAACGCGGTCTCTAGCCCCGTCACCATCTTGAGCTTGTCGCTTGCCTGCTGTAAAAGCTCTTCCCGGTGCGCAAGAATCAAAACGTGTTCGCCCTTTGCCACCTGGTCGTTCACGATGCTTGCAAACACAATAGTTTTGCCGGTTCCGGTCGGCATCACAACCAGCGTTTTCTTATTTCCGGCATCCCACTCTCTGTGAATCGCCGCAGCAGCTTTCTGCTGATATGGCCGTGGGTCAATCTTCTTTGTTGTAATCATATTTCACCCAAAAAACAAGCAGGCCCGAAATGAGCCTGCCTTACATTTTCCCAATTTAGTTTATTGCCCGCTGCATCACAAATATAATGCCGGTTGCCAAAACCAAAACGCCAATGTCTCTGACAACAGTTCCGACCCGTTTATCATTGGTAATGTCCTGATTCCATTCAAATCCCCAACCAATCATAGCGACACCAACCACAATCAAAATAACACCAACAATCGTTAAGCTTTCTTCTGATAAACCGTACATAGTGCATTTCCTTTCCGCAAATAAAAAAGTCCCGCACAAACAACTCATGCGGGACAACGATAAGATATATTTTTGGTTTATGTTTTTCATTGTACGCAATTCGCACAGATTGACAATAGAAAATTACAAAAAAATTCCCGCATGAGCGTCGCTGCTCACACGGGAAAAAATTTCTTAATATTCAGTGCAGAGAACCGTCAAAAGGCTGGAGAAGTAGTACATTGCGATGGTCGTGATTTTCACAGCATCGCTTCCCTGCCCGTTTGCAAGGCGTGTAAAGGTTCCGCCGTTCTTGAGTCGGGTCATGGTCAGGTACATGAGCATATAGGTGTTCACATAGACGTCTGTATATCGCTGACCGTCGTCCTCGTAGCGCTGCGGGATACATTCCTGACTCAACATTTCAATGAGCTGATACCAGGATTTCAGATACAGAGGGCTCTTCGGTTCATTCAGAGCATTCTGAGCCTGCTTCTGGTATTCCTTCAAAGTCTCCTCTTTCAGAGGCATAAACTCAACGTTCGCAAACTTGTCGCGGTTGTAGTAGAGCCACAGCGTAGCGTCGGACAGGTCCATGCAGATACCGGCGAGCTTCTCTGCTTTTTCGTCCTCCAGTTGAGTCACCGGAACGCTCGGGTCATCGATTTCGGCATCTTCGGAAGTCATGTCCACAATCCTGTAGCTGTTTTCCTCTGCCCGAATTTCAGAACTGACGAAGCGCTTGAAATCGTCAACGAGAGTCCGATAAGCTTCGAGCTGAGCATTTTCTTTCTGTTCACTCATGTTTATATCTCCTATTCGTTCTATCTTGGATTTTTATTTATTGTATGCGTATCGCACGTTTTTGCAAGAGTTCTGGCCCTAAGCACATCTTTGGCAGTTTGTCAATGGCCGCAGAATATCAAAGTGCTGTTAAAGTTCAGGTGGAAAAACGTTCTGGAACCAACAAACCCGGGGCTCTCGCCTCTTGCATTTGTTTACCGCCTTTTTCAGCCTGCGTTCTGGCTGTTCTTCTTGACATCGGCTGCAACCTTCAAGCGGCGTATGTACTCTTCCAGTTCCTCCAGCGTATAGGTCTCTTCCATCTCAATCGGATTCTTAGCGTCTTTGGGCAGATAGCTTTTCGTGCAGATGAATTCAGGAGTTGTCACGGGACAATCCAGAACCGTTTCATCGTACAGTTCCTTCTCGATGTTGTGGTAGAGAAAGAATGGGATATGCCGTCCACAATCGTCATCCGATTCTGTCCAATCCGGGAGTTCCTGGATTTCACGGCCATAGGTTTCATATAGCACTGTGTTCGCTCGAGCATTGCCAAGCAAGGTATTGTACAGCTTGAAATTTTCCCTCACTTCACGGCGGAAGAATTTTGGGAGCGAGAACTCCTCGTATTCCAGCTTCGTATCAGAACGTAGATAGTAGCGGTACTGCGCCTCGACCGGCATGAATTCAGTCGTGTTGTTCAGTTCTTTCAAAGCGTTGAGTCGTTCACTCGTTTTTTTGACATTATGTCTTGCAAAGCCCAGATACGCTGAAACCAGAATCATTAGAATAAGAGCGGCAAAGATAATGACGATGAACCATTCCTCGCCTTCGATATGCGGCAGGTGTTTCAGAATACTATCCTGGATAGCATAAGGAAGGTCATCGAACCATTCATAGAACCCAATCGGGTCCTGATAAGTATGGGAAGCCATGATATTTACCTCATCCCATCAATAGATGAATTTGCATTCCCGACGTTCCCGGCCATTGCCGCACCAGTAATGCCGCCAGCGAGGAGTTTTGCCTTCCCCGTTCTTCTTGTATTCTTTGGCCGCATTCTCACCAACGGTATATGCCTTGACGTTGATGCGTTGTGCTTTCCCTTGGAACACGAATACCGGGCGGTCACGCTTTTTGGAAGTTTCCAAGCGGACATCAGGGCTCTTACTGGCAAGATAGTAGGCACACAGGATTGCCAGGCGAACATAAGGCGTGCCGCCGTCAAAGACCGAAGGAACTGCTTCCATCACAGCCGGAACGCTGATACCATTTACCTGCCGCTGCCCGGCCGCCTTTTCCAGGTATTCTTTCGTGCTCCGAGTTGCTTCCGTCAAGCTCTGGTTTTCTTTGGCCCAGGCAGGCAGAGTCAGGAACGTGAAATCATCATGGCTGCCTTTGGCCGGGCCGACAAGAACGATGCCGAAAGCAGTGGTCTTCTCTTTCTCTTCGAATTCCACATGCACGAACATACCGTTGTAGTCGTAGCTGTCATACACCGGGATAAAGAAATCACGAATCGGAAGCCGCTGCAGGATATCCTGATGAATTGCCATGTCATCCGTATCCATAAGAATTTTCTGGAACTCGTAGTCAAAATCATAGACCGTCTTCGTCTGGTTCCAGCAGCCGATGGTGAAGCAGGGGAAAATCTGTGCAGCAAGGACACGCTCGAAACCCGGCGTGTTCATTTTCTGCGCTGCCGTCACACAGCAAAGCATTGAAGATTTGTTGTACTCTTCCAGAGTCTTCCCACACGGGTCACTGAACCCAAAATGGTTACGGGTCTGTTTGGTAACGGCATTCGCCGTCAATGCGATTCTCAACTGTTCGTTTGTCATGTAATATCCTCCAATATTATTCTTTATTCATATGTAAACAACGCTGAACTGTACCGATATTGAATTTTCGTGTTGTTAGCACCGTCATGAGCTTTCCTTCATTGCCCTTGATGGTTCGTTCCAGGATGTTCCAGGATTCGCTTTCGGGCTTGACATTGGTATATAGGTCCAACGGAACATACAGCCATGCGATTTCATTGTCCTGCATCACGGCATAAGATTGCAGGATTTTATTGATGGCTTCCACGCCGACTTTCCAGCTGGTGATTAAGGTTCGGCTGATATCGTATACAATCAGGCGCGGCGCTTCATTTGCTTCCGTATCGACCTCAATGACGTGAGCAAGATACGGTTTCCCGTCCACCAACTTATACCGGTAAATGATGGACGGAATCTTCTCTCGAATTAGTCTGTCATGGTCAAGCGCCAGGTTCGCATACTCGCCCGTCGCATCGATGATGATAATTCGTCCCTGACAGGTTCTCAGTGTCGTGCCAATTTGCTTGCGGCACCAGGCAGAGCAGCTCTCTTTATATTCCGTTGAAACAAGAAAAAAATTCCTGCCCGGTGTTATAATAGGTTCGTAGCTCATAGCTTATCCTCTGTAGCGTAGCTTTTGTAATTCATCTGTTTTTAATTGTCTGCAATTCGCACAGTTCCGCAACATGATATTGTCTGTGAATGCCAGGCGTTGGAATTATAACCCCTTGATGAAGTTCGGGTCATAGTGAGACAGGACATCCTCATTCAGGCAGTACTCGCACTTAACAGTTGTCGCGTCTTCCGCATACACACCCCGGTTCGAGTAATACATCCCGTCAATGTAGATAGCAAACATGACGGATGGCAGCAGTGCTCTTTCATCCACTGCGTAAATCAGGTATTCATCCAGATTATCCTTGACTACCGCACTCTTGTTGATTTGGGCAATTTGCTGTCCGCCAAGAAATACGGGGCAGCATATGCCTTCTCTTCCAAAGCCGATTTTGTAGCTCTGGTACTCCTTGCCATACAGCTGCATCGCAATAGAGTTGTATCCTTGGAGAAATCCGGTCTTTGTGCGTACAACGGAAATCTCGCCTACCGTGCAGTTGTTCTCACGGATAGCAAAAGGGTGTCTCAGAATATCTTTCGTGTTGATGCCGCGCATGTACGCCCTTGCGTCAGCAGCTGGCATGTATTGCAGCAGGAACTTGGAATCATTCAGCCGGATGCCATAACCCTGCCGTAGCAATTTCGGGATATAGTGTGCCTGCCCGATAACGGCCTTGCCTTTCACGATATCGAAGGTGAACTCATATCCTTTCGATTTGGTTTGCTTCACAATCCATTTCATCAAATTATGTGCGCAGGGTACACCGTCTATAGTCGCTTGCGACTTAACTTAGGCGGTGAGGAATGCGCTAACCAAGAGGCAATTTGAAGTGTACTCAGTTAGCACAAATACCTTGCTACTCCTTTCTTTAAATGATTAAGATATTTTTTCCCATGCAGAATGCATGGAATCTGTCGTCTTTACGATTTTAAGCTTTTTAAGGCTTGCAGATTTTTGACCGCTTTTTCCGGGTGTTTTGAATTCTACATTTACAGCACCCTTTTTATTGGTATGAGTGCTATGCACAACGAGAACTTCTCCGTTGAGAGAGACTAAATCACCCGGATTAAGGTTTACCTTTTTGCGTAATAGAGCGCGATGCCCTGCGTATGTCCTCTTGCCACGGTATCTGTGCAAATTTTCCGAATCCTTTTTGTGGTTACGGTTAATTCTACCGTTGAAGAGTTCTTTTCCAGTAGCTATTTCTCCTGTACGAATGTCAATGTAGCGAGAATCATAAAACTTTTCAAGGATGCGATTATTACGCCTTACCTTTTCATAATGTTCAAACGTACAGCGGCAGTTTGGATGAAACTCGCCCATTGCATACGCGTCGTTATTATGGCTTTTTTCAAGTCGAAGTGCGATACGCTTTTCTTTTGTCATTGCGCCATAAGTGACGGTGACAAAATCTTTTCCAAAAGCAGCATAGAGTTCATTGACAATTTGCCACCTAACGGTGTTCATAAAAGCCGCACCGGAAAGGTCGGCAAACTTTACATTTTCTCCGAAGCCATAAAGCTTACCGCCTTTTTGATGGTTAGCTGGTGTATGGCACTTTTCGCATACCGTTAGAAGTTCGTTCAGGCTGTCGCCGTGACGACCTTTCCAGTAGAACATGTGGTGCATATGTAAAATGGCACCATCCGCGACTTTGCGTCCACAAACTTGGCAGGTGTAATTATCACGGTAGAACACTGCCTCACGCAAGGTTGCCAAATTGTAGCGAGGACCTTTTTGATAGTCTGCTCCCTCAGGAATGGCTTTTCCTTCCTGAATTGCTTTTACAAGCATTGTGTCGAAAGAACCAACCTCAACTGTTGCATGAGTAATGGGCATTACTGCACAATACATCTTGACAACGTTGACATTGAGTTCTTTCTTATGCCTCAAAGAAGGAGCAAGCCAACCTTCGCCGCGCTTGCGGTTATCGAAGCGCGGTTTACGGTAACGCAGTCTGTTTCTGCGTGTACGGCGCAACTTACGACAACTGTCGTGGCAGGCTTTCTCGTCCTGTAATGTATCATATTGAGCAGATACATACTCGTGAGATTGACTTTTCACACTGATGCCGATGTAGTTGTAGCCCACATCCTCGCAGATTTCAATAGGCTGCGTGTTCGTTTTGCTGTCATACAGCAGCTGGATGGTAAACGGGTGATGCTTAACGATTTTAGCCTTTCCGTCTTTCAGAAGATGGCGCACCTTGCCAAGACGGAAGGTAGGCATTAAGCGTTCACCACTGTTGCTGAGAACGCAAACGCAAGTGCTCATGCAAGGTACTCCTTTCGTAAAATAGTAATGAAACTATAAGTCAGGGCTTGCGCCCTGTGGTCCACTTCGCCAATGTTATGCACTGTTTTAGCCTTTCGGCATGGCAGCCGCACATCTCCTACCCTTAGAGATTTTTAACGTAATACATATCAACGGCTTGCGCCATTGATACATACACTGCCCGCAAAGCCCGACACTTGTGGAGCATATCGGGGTGCCTATATTATGAAGATGATTGCTCATCAAATGCATAACGGAGTTCGCAGCAACCGAAGTTACCGTTCACTGAGGCTAATCAACTGGGCTTACGGGTTGCCCCGCAAGCCCCGTCTATAACCGGCGAACCGGTTTAGGCGGGGTTGTTGACCTGCCACGTTGAATTTCGCAATCATTTCCTTGAGAGGGACACTGTTCTTGTATGCCGCAAGGATTTCAGCTTTTCTGGCATCCTCTACCTGCGCCAACTGAATTCTGGCCTTCTGTTTCGCGTCGTCTAACGCTCGATAGCATGTACGGACGCTCAACCTGTATTTTGCGGCAAGCTCCTCAATGGAATAGCCGTTGCCGTAGTCTTTCATGATATTCCAATTTCGCTCAATCAACTTTTTGCTTGCAAATTTTGAGATGGTACTCAGCTTCTTTGCTTTACGCTTTATTTCTGATTGTCTGCAATTCGCACAAATGGGCAACTATTTTTGCGAAATAAGAAGGCAGGCTCCGAAAAGAACCTGCCATGCATATTAGAGGTTAAAGATGCCCAGCCAGCGCCGAAACTTGATGCCGAACAATTCCTGTGCCTGCTCGTAGTTCATGATAAGCTGGTTGCCGCCAGAAATCTCTGCTTCGAGGGAGTTCGGCAGCTCATCTGCAATGTATTTCAGTTCGTACCACGGTCCATCCGGCGGATAGGAGTAAATGAGCCTGTTCTGCTTCTTATCAACCCGGAACTTGCTCGGGTCAGCCTGCCATGCCAGTTCGATTTTCTCAATTGCAGCACGACCAATGCTCTCATCACCCATATAGTCGTTATAGTACAGGATACGCACATAGTCCGGCAAATCGATTCCGCATGCCTCGAAGATATCTGCAATGACACTAGACGAAGCGTGGAAGATATCCGGGAAGTATTCCTTGCCATTCGCATTTTCACGCATTTCCGTCGTCATCTCATCGATGCAAACAAGCATTCGGCGGACATATTCGCCATAGAACGCGGTTGTCAGCTCCGACATACTCTCATTCACACGCTTCGAGTTCTTGGCACCGCGCTCGTTGTCGATTTTAGCACCAATTCGACAGATGATAGCACGTTTCGAGAGGTCTTTTGTCAGCGAGGTAATTTTATTCGATGTGATAGATACAGCAGGATAGTTCACGAGCCTGTCCGAGATACCCCATTCATCGTTCTTGATTACCCGTTCTGAAACTGGGTCTTGGCGAGGTCGTCGATGTTCAGCGGCAGCCCCTCACAAACTCGTTTGAGGCCGTCGATTCTTGTGGCTGTGAAATCCTCCGTCGTGTTCATCTTAACGGTCTCACCGCACATGAGTTTGACAAGAAATTTTATAAAGGTCGTCTTGCCGCCGTTTGAGTCACCGTAAATTACGCCGTACATCGGGAACAGCTTCGTATCGTAGTTGTTCCTTGACGCAAAATACCGAAGGTACGCCATGAACGGGGTAGCCAGATACCAGGTCATGTACTTGAAGTAGTCCTTCTTGGCCTGTTCGACATCGCCGTAAAAGTAGTCCATGCCTGAGAAGAACTTCTGGATGCTCTCGATGTTCTTTGCCACCTCGCTGAGATTCGGATTGAGGTCGATATTCTCGTCGTTGAAGGTCATGGTCCCGGCATCATAGTCGATATGTAATTTCGGGAGCTGCTTAACTGCCTCAGCTGCCACACGCCGCACCTCGGTATATCGTTTCCCGAAAACGCGCATCGGTTCCGCTGCCACTACAATACGATTCGCCTGTACCGGCATCTTAGGCATGATTGGCTTGACGAGTTCCTGCATTTTCTTGACATCGGCAACTATCTCGTATTCGACCTCATCCTCAGGCTGTGCCTGTTCCAGAAAGACAAGCTTCTGCTTTTCAATAGACTGAAAGACGGGCACTTCTTTGATGTTCTCTTTCAGATAATCTTCCTGGTTCATGGTGTTCACGACTGCCTTATAGGAGACATTGTCGGAGCAGGTCTCCTTGAAGGTCTCGAACAGAACCTTGTAATGCGAAAATGCCGCCTCGTCATCGAAGCAGACGATATTCTCTCGCTGAATGCCGCAAAACGCCGATGCCGACATATTCGCACTGCCGGTGATGACTCGGACACGCTTATGGTCAGCGCTCTCCAAGATAAAGATTTTCTCGTGCGATTTCGTGTCCCGCGATACATACAGCTGCAAGGACCCGTCATCGAGGCGGTTCGCAAGGTTCCCTGCCGACTTAGACTTAGCGAGCCGCTGCACGCTGTCGATTTGCACCGACATGATGGCAGCGATGTCGTTGGCGATGATTTTCTCGCAGCCGAACACGACTTCCGCATACGAGAACTTGTTGATGACCTTATTCACGAACTCGATACCGGACGAAAAAGTGATAGCATAGAGTCTGTCGAACCCGTCAAACAACTCTTCCCAATTCGTTTCGACCGTATCAGCATATACCGCCTTCACAACATTCAGCGCCTGCGTGGAGATGCTCACCTTTGCCTTCGTGGTCTTGTTCGCCACGAGTTTGAAGGGCTTATCCGTCTGCCCTTCACTGTCCCCCATGTCCTCGCCGGGGTCCAAGAGTTCTTCCGGGCCTTCTTCGGTATATTCGGGGCTTTCCGATGCAATCATGTCCATGAGCGACATCTGATTTTCCAAGTCGTTTGTTTTCCTTCTTGCCATTTTGTGCCTATCCTTCCTAAACAGATTTGGGTCATTTGTTGGTTTGGGTATAAAAGCGAGCGGTTACTTTTTAGCAACCAATTATTCATTCATGGTTTTTGTTTTTTCGGTTAAATCTGATTTTAGGTATTCCTAGTTTCATTTTACCACTTTAGCTGTCCCATTGTCCGGACTTCAAACCACTCGGCGCAAGTATTATCCGCCTCAGCCGGATTTCATTCGTCTTTTCTTGTATCCTCTTCGCGTTTCGTTTAATTTCGTGTTGTTTCATGAATACCAAAAACAGCCGCCATATTTATTGCAAATACATCCTTGCATCGCTTTTTTGTTCTCCAATTCCCATTGTATGCAATTTGCACGGCTGTGCAACTGCCCACAGAGTATCAAACTGCTGGAAATCATGCCGCAGAATATCAAACTGCTGGTAAAATCGGCTCGCTTCGCCACTGAATCGCTGTATTCACAAAACAAAAAGCCGTCCACCCAAAAAGATGAACGGCATATATTTTTGCAGGATGGTTATGCTTGCGCTGCTTCTGTTTTTCTGCCATTGTACAAGGCGGCGACCATATCGACCGCCTCATCCATCGAGTGGCACTGGTAGCTGACAACCGTGCCGTTTCCGACCAGCATGTTCCCGCTGCTCGCCGTGTGGAGGCTGTCTTTTGGAGCAGCTGCGCGGACAAAACCGCGCTTTTGGATTACATCTCCGCGTTGAACAAGTTGCGGAGCTTGTAGGTGATATCCTCGCTGTTACCAACGATAGCAGCCGCCTCGTTGATTGACGCGAGTTCCGAGAGGCTGTCTGCCGCGTAGTTGTAGCTGATGGTATAGATGGGGATATCCATACCGGCAATGATGTTTTTCGTATCGGAGAAGCCATATCCGGTATTGTTGTCACCATCCGTGAGCACAAAGATGATGGGCGTGCAATTCCCACCCAGTTCCTGAGATTTCTGGTAGATGCGGTCCATAGCAACGCAAAGACCGTTGTACATTGCGGTGCTGCCGTTCGCATCGAGGGAGTTCACGGCACCCTTATACAGAGTTTTCTGAGTCAGAGAGAACTGGTCAATGGGCAGGTATTCCCTGACATCTGAATCAAAGCCAATGATGCCGATATAGTTGTCGTCATTGATATACTGGATGGTGTTTATCATCGCGGTTTTCAGGGCATTCAGGGGTTCGCCGCGCATTGAGCCGGAAGTATCAACAACGAACTCTGCCACAATAGGAATGCCGGAATCCTTCTCTTCTTTCCAGACACTCTGAGCCTGTGCGATGGTGTTGCCGTCGTATGCCTTGCCTGTATAAGCATAGTCATCGAGACCATTGAACCCGTCCTTCGTCGCCTCTGCCTGGTTCTGAGCGCAGAAGGAAACGAAGGCAGCAATAACTTCCTTCTTCTCCGCAGAGACATTCCCGATGGAATACAGAGGATTATCGTGCCGTACACCGAACGGGATGAATTCGTAGTTGCGCTGCAAGGTTGGGTCATTCTGATAAGACTGGTACTCCATCACGACACCGTCCACGATACCCTTGTCAGCCGACTGGACCATCTGCTGGGTCGTGAAGGATACGAGAGGGACGTTCGCTTGAAATTTCTGGAAATTCTCAACAGCAGCCGTATCGACAATCGTATCGCTGCCGCTGCTTGCCAATGCAGCAAGCAGGAAGTTAAGACCAGTTGCGCTGGTATATGGGTTGGAATACCCCATCATGAGTTTGCCATCGATGGTTGCGTTCAGAACGGAAGAAACAGACGCTTCACCGTATTCAGAGCGAAGCATATCCCCTGTCTTCTTTGATACGAGAATACCCGCCACATTGCCGACCAGACGGTCAGCCTCAACGGTCAATTCTACGCCCTCGTTCTTCACCAGCTCGCCAAAGAGCGTATTTGAGGGGGTATAGCACTCGGGCTGATACTTTCCCGTCGAGATGTACTCAGCCGCCGTACCGGACGGAATGGAGCGCAGGGAGACACTCATAGTCTTGTCTCCGGAAGTCTTGTTGTGCTGGGCGTTGAACTTCTTTGCCATTTCGGTCAGGAAAGAATCTGAGCCGGACTCTGCTGCTTTCTCGCCAGAGGAAAAGATTTCGATGTTCACATCTCCGTTTCCTACGACCACGAATGGGTAGGAGGATTCAATGTCGGGCAGTTCATCCTTTGCATCAAGGAATTCAGAGACATCCAGCTGCTGAGGATTGACCTTGACCTCCTGCACGCCGATGCGCTTCATCTTGCTGCTCAAGTTGGCATATGCCTGCTCGGACGTCATTGTACTAATGCTGACGTTTGAGTCCCTCATCACCGTCATCGAAAATACTCCGAGAACAACACCCACCACGGCGATGGTTGCAACTACAGGGAAAATGTTCTTTTTTGTCACGTTAAATTTCTCCTTTCAAGTTGTTATATCGTTTCATAGCCTCACGACTGATATCTTCATCCTGTTCAATATCCTGCGTCGTCTTGTTAATGACAGCATCGAGCTTTGACATTGCGAGCACAACCTCTGTATCCCACGGATTCTGGGCAGAACGTTGGTTCAGAGCGTATGCTAAAGAATCCAATCGGAGGATTAAGCGCTCATTGTCATGAACTACCTTATCCACGGTACTTACGATACCATTGTAGATGTCCTTCTTTTTCTGAGCTTCCTCTTTGTTTCCAAACGAGATAGAGCCTTGACAGAAAGCCTTGTATTCCGTTTCATCAAACATTGAAGCCGAGCGAATCGCGTCATCCAGTCGGTCATAGAAGATACGTTCTGCGGATTCCAATAACGTTAGGCACTTGGCTTGTTCCCCGGATGTCTTGCTATCCTGGGTCATGCTGTAGGCAACGGCCATTTTTTGCCCGAAGCGCCGTACCTGATACAGCATTTGGTCAGCCTGCTCGGAGAAGACGCTTTTTGTCTTTACTGCCGTTTGAATTTTGTTGGTATACAGCTCTTCTTTGCTTGTAGGCCGTTCAGATGCAGCAGAAGCCGCAGCTTTCTGCTTTTTGAGAAAATTGCGATATGCAATGTAGGCGCAGAGCAGCAGGAACAGGACTGGCGTGCCATATTTCGCAAAGAGGATAAGGAACAGCGATGTTCCGTGCATGTATTCGATAGTGTAATAGGTGCTGATATAGGTTTCGACCATGTAGACTATAGCCGCTGCTATGATAATCAAACTCACGCCGAGCATTAACTTCACCTCTTCGGTTTCAATCGATTTGATACAAAGCATCTTTTGTTTTTAATTATCTTCAATTCGCACAATTCAGCAACAAAGTCTTAACATGCAAAAAAGACAGTCACCTAAATTGGATGGCCACCATGAACTTTTCGTTTGCGTCACAACAGAAAAAAGGATGGCTCTTTCGAGTCACCCTCTTTTTATTCGTTGTCTTTAATCTTTGGCCTTTTTGTCTTTCATGATAGCCTTCTCTTCTTCGGTCACATCCGGTCGAAAATGAGTGACTTTCTCACCGTTGAGACTCTTCTCATGAATCAGATAGCCGCCTTCTACGCGTTCCATTGCCTTGGCACCTCCTTTCTCTTTGTTATTCTCAGGCTGTTCACATTGAGTCATAATGTTGATGTTGCGGTCGGTCTTTGCCTGGATGCTGTTGGCACGGACAATTTCGCCCATGTCAATGCCGGTCGCTTCTTTCACCGTCTGCATGGTTTGAGCCATCAGGATAGGAACGTTCCCGGAAACGCCGGATACGCCGGAGGCATCACCGCCAATGATAGAAACCTTATCAATGCTGGACAAAGGCTGAGCCACGCTCTTGGCAATGTCAGGAAGAACCTTGATGAGCATTTCAGCCACAGCCGCATCGTTATACTGCTTATATGCCTCTGCTTTCTGTTTCATGGCTTCCGCTTCAGCCAAGCCTTTCTGACGAATCGCTTCAGCTTCTGCCTTACCGACAAGTTCAATGCCTTCTGCTTCCTGCTGCTTGGAGAACTTCTGTGCCTCAGCTGCACGTTCCGCCTCATATTTCTTGGCTTCTGCCTCTTTCTGGCGGCGGTACAGGTCAGCATCTGCCTGTTTGCGGACTTCCGCATCCAGTTTGCGTTGCTGGACCTCGGCTTCCTGTGCGGCAAGGTCTACCATTTTCTTCTGCTTGGCGATTTCAGCATCCGCTTCCGCTTCTTTGATTTCTTTGGCGCGGAGATTCATCTGAATCTGACCGGCAGCATCTGCGTCAGCCGCAGCTTTATCAGCTTCAGCTTTCAGCTTTGCCTTGGCGAGCTGCAATTCATTGTTGCGTTTTGCAATCGCAGTCTGCGCTTCAACTTCCTTGGCATTTGCAGCCATCTCAGCATCGGCCTTTGCGCAGGCTACATCACGGGCAGCCTGAGCACGGGCAATTTCAGCCTGTTTCTTTACGAGCTCTTCCTGTTCGATGCCGATAGCTTCGATAACGCCGTGGTTGTGGCCCTGAACATCCACTGCATCCCTGATGTCCTGGACATTAAAAGTCACGACCTCAAGTCCCATCTTAGCAAGGTCGGGGCGAGCATTCTCGATAACGCTCACAGCCATCTGCTTGCGGTTCGTCAGAATTTGGTCAACGGTCATATCGGAGACAATCTCTCGCAAATTGCCCTGCAGAACGTCATTGACTTTGTCATTGATGCCCTGCTCGTTCATGCCGAGAAAGTTCGAGATGGCTGCCTGCTGGCGGGACATGATGTACGCCTTGGCGTCTTTCAGACCGGATGCCTTCACTTCTTCATCCAGAACGGTAGAGTTTTCGCTGTAGACTTGAATCGTGACAACAGAGTCAATCCAGAGACTTACGCCGTTCTTCGTCTTAACACCTGTTTCAGGAGTCTTGACATCGATTTTCAAAAGGCGCATATTTAGTCGGTCAGCCCGTTGAAGAACGGGCAGAACAAATGTACCCTTTCCGCAAACCACTTTAGGCTTAGACAGGCCAAAGCCAGTTACAACGATAGCCTCCGTGGGCGGAGCTTTCTTGTAGCAGAGAAATCCAAAGAGAATAATCAGGGCTGCTACAATTCCAATCACGTATACCATAATTTTTATTTCTCCACATTCAGTTTTTTAGCTGCTAAGATTCTCATCCCTACTGCATCGGTATCGCCCCATCTCACAATCGCTCTGTCTTTAATTGTCTGCAATTCGCACGATTCCGCAATAAACAAAACCCACAGGTGAGAGAATGACCTGTGGGCTTCGAAAAGAGGTAATTATGCGCAAGCAGACACGGCATCGATTCGTGGCGACCAACTACAATCACTACAAATGTCTCTTGCCGTTTCTCTTGTACAATTTCTATTTTATGAGGTTCGCACAGCGGCGCAAGGGTAAACTTGCCAAGACTAAGATATTTTTGAGTTTGACTTCTGGTGTTTGTTTTTTTGCACTCATTTTCGAAAACTACCATACAATACCCCTGACACAAAATGAGATACACCTCCAGCTACAACTCAAGAGCCCCATCCAAGATGACGGGGCTCTCGTTTTATATATTAGGGCAACAATAAATCTCGTGCATAAAGGTTAAGTATTCATGAACAAAGTTGCGATTTTGGCCCGTCCATCTGTAAAATATGATATAATTATGTTAGAAAGAATTGTGGGAGGAGAAAAACAGGCTATTCAACTTTTTCCGGGGGTTTGACCAATTCACAAGTACAAAAATCCATAAAGGAGGTGAATCACCTTGAAAGTACATAAAGGCTATAAATTTCGGCTAGAGCCTACAGAAGAGCAGGAAGTAAAAATCAATAAAACGCTCGGCTGCTGCCGCTTTATATATAACTCTATATTAGATAGGCGAATAAAAGCCTATAGGCGGCGCGGCGAAAGCATGAGCTATATTGATACGCAAAATCTACTTCCTCAGATGAAGACCTATCTTCCTTGGCTTGCTGAAGCGGATAGCCAAGCACTCAAATATAGCTGTCGTCAGTTAGATAATGCCTATAAAGGCTTTTTCAAAGACGGTAAAGGATTCCCTCAATTCAAACGAAAAAGAGGAGAAGAAAGTTATACAACTACTAAAGCAAAAAGCATTAAAGTTGACGATAAGTACATTCAACTTCCTACACTTGGAAAGGTGCGCTATCGCAAAAGCCGCAACATTGAAGGTCGTATTTGCAAGGCAACAATCCGTCGTTCAGCAAGCGGAAAATACTATGTAAGCATTCTTTGCGAAGTAGAAGTAGCACCGCTTCCTGTTAAGAATGCCGCTATCGGCTTGGATGTTGGCATCAAATCTTTTGCTGTTGACAGCAATGGAAACGAACATCCAAACCATAAGTATCTTCAGAAAGCGGAAGCTAAACTAAAGCGCGAACAGAAAAAGCTGTCACGCAAAAAGAAAGGCTCTGCCAACTGGGAAAAGCAGCGCATCAAAGTAGTTCGCTGCCACGAAAAAGTAGCTAACAAACGAAAAGATACCCTACACAAATTGTCATCTACACTGGTGAAAGAAAACCAAATCATCTGTGTAGAAGACCTCAATGTAAAGGGTATGGTTCGTAATCATAACCTTGCTAAAAGCATTTCCGATGCTTCTTGGGGAGAGTTCTTCCGACAGCTTGATTACAAATCTAGTTGGGCAGGAAGAGTGGTTGTGAAAATACCAACCTTTTATCCAAGCAGCCAGACCTGTTCCTGCTGCGGATACCAAAACAAAGAGGTTAAAAGCCTCAACGTGCGGCATTGGGTCTGCCCGAAGTGTAATACATCACACGATAGGGATAAAAATGCAGCAGAAAATATTCTAAAGAAAGGAATGGACATGCTGGCTATGCCAGCCACCTCATAACCACAGGCGAACAGTACGGTCAGGACGACCGAATCTTAAAGTCTGTGGAGAGTGAGCCTCTATCAAGGGCTGCGGCCTGCGGTAAGTTCGCTCTATGAAGCAGAAATCCATACTGAGTAACGGGGCAACCCGTGAAAAGTTGGAAGTCCGAAAAACAATGACGGTCGGGGATATTCTTGTAAGCGTCAACCAAGCAAGTCTCGAGACGATGCTACCCCTCACTGCAGTGCAGACGAGCGCGGATATTGAACGGTACTACAAAGAAGGCTACAGTGTCGGCTTAACGGCCAACGAATTTGCTAAGAAGTATCCGAGGCTTCCTGTCGACAGAATCTATGCTGCGCACAATATGCTTGCTCCTCTCTATTATTGCGAGCTCGATAGCACGACCGTTCCCATTGTTCTCTCTCTGAACATTTACGGGGACAAGCGTCTGGCTGTGAACAGCGAATCGGACGAAAAGTTTCAGCAGAGAATTCTGGATATGGCCGAGAAAATCTCATCGGGAAACGTCCCCTTCATTCGCGGCTACCTCTTTTCCCTGGAAGACAGCCTGCGTGTATCGGTTCTTTCTAAATACATTGAGTTGTCCAGTCCGGGTGAGAATCTATACGCACTTTTTTTGGACTTCTATCGTACCAGTGATTTTGGGTTCTCGGCTCTCAAAGAGGATAACCTTCAGAAAGTCTTTTCTGGAAAGTCTCAGAAACAAAAGCAGAACACTGAAAAGAAGCTATCCAGCCTGCCAGATATTGTGACCATCTATCGTGGGGAAGGAAGCAAATCAACTCCATACGAGAAATCTTTCTCCTGGACCACAAGCTACAAGGTAGCCTGTTTCTTTGCCTGCCGCATCCCGAGTCTCGAGAACAGCAGAATCATCACTGCCCATGTCAGCAAATGTGACATCATCGAGTATTTTCCGAATGATGAAGAAAAAGAGGTTCTTGTCCCACCGGCTGCCGTAAAAGATAGAAAGGTCGATACACTATACGGCATTAACGCTCTGACAGATGAAATTCAGGCGTTCTTTCCTCTCTACCAGCGCTACCGGAGCCGCATTTCCACTCTGTATGATGCTTATGGCCGGGCTAATGATGAGGAGCACGACGCCGAGCATACGCTGCGAGTTCTCTTTGATGCGCTGCTTTTGGTTCAGGTTCAGGGCATTGCCTTAACAAAAAAAGAATCCCACCAGCTATGTGATGCGATTCTTTATCATGATATTGGGCGGACGAATGATGATGTCGATGACAGTCACGGAGCAAAGTCCAATGACATTTATTATGATGCTGTTCCCGAATGCAATTCGGCAACTGCTTTCCTCATCGAATATCATTGCTTAGACGACCGCAAAGCTCTTGCAGACCTCAAAGCATCCAATATCCGGGACAAAGAACGGGTGTGGCTGCTATATACGATTCTCAAGGATGCAGATGCTTTAGACCGTGTGCGGTTCGGGATGCGGGCCGTGGACCCTAAGTATTTCCGCAACGAGATAACCCACAAACTACTGCCCACTGCGCAGAGTTGTGTGGGGCAGTTAAAGTTGTAAGGAGGATACCGTGCAGAACGAAAATGGTGTTTTGGCAGTGCAGGAAGATTTCGGTAATACCTTAGTCGATAAATACGCACCGGTATGGGATAAGAAATATCGGAGCAAGGGCGAGTCTATCTGGGTATTTCAGAGAAGAACCCTGTCCAGCGCTTGCCAGGTTGCGACGACATTGCATGACATGGATTTTGCGAAAGCATCTACTTTCCTCTTTCACCTGGTCCGTGAAGCTGAGGAGTGCAAACCCATCATTGAGGCCGTCAGCTCTCAGGTAGAGCTTGCCATGGCAAACCCCGACAAGTTCATTAAAGGCTATCATCAGTTTTTGCAGGGGCTCACAAAGCCCATCAAGAAGAATAAGGACTATGCTCTGTATTTCAAGGCTATTGCCTATGCGCAGGAATGTGTTCATTCAGGATTATCCATTGACGAAAATGTGGAACGTAATGATTCTGTCTTGTACGCGGTAATCGATATGCTGATGCAGGGAAGCGAATACCTCAAGCCTCAGGAATTTGACATTGTGAACAACATTGTTGGCATTTCGACTGAGAATGAGCCTATTATCATTCGGGACCCCTATCCCCTTGCGGATGTTCCAGTCTATTATAGTGAAGCCCTTTTCAATAATCGGCCATACGATAAATGCGATTTTCAGATTTCTGAAGATAGACGCCTGGATATGGTCTTTTCGTACTACAAGCGTTATGGCTATGAGAATGTAGCAGATTTCGATAGCATCAACGACCTCGCTTTGCTCTCGCATTTGTATACAAACACGGTTCTTTCGATGGCTACCTATGTGAACGAGTATACCGTGGACATGCTGCCGGACAAGCCGCTGATTGAGAATACTCCGAACATGTGGTCCTGGTGGCCAAAGCCCATCTCACCCAAATATACGACAGAGTTTCTGAAAGATACGCTGCACCATCGCCGCAGAACTCTTCCCGCCAACGGTGCATTGTTTCAGTTTGATGCCTGCCAGCTGATACAGGAAATTAAGCTGAAAGAGACTTGCCGCGACAACGAGATTGTGTGTCTGTATAAAATCGTAACCAAGTTCGGTGACCTGGCCGGATACTATAACACAAGCACCGAGTGGTTTTATATTTTGACTGACCGAGCTCAATTTCCAGAGCTGGTTGACAGCGTCACGAATCTGATTCTCTGGCTGTACACTTCTCTCGCCTGTGATTTGCCGGATGTCCTGCCCACTGATGCGTCGTTCCGGTCTTCGTTTGTGACACATGCGGATGCTCCATTCGGGATTCGTTGTCTGATGATTGGCGGAAAGCCCCGCGATTATCGCAAGAAAGGCAATGATGACGACGAGCCGCTGCGGGTGTTCGACAAATCCAAATATGATGCTTCGTCCAAAAACATCAATGGTTTCATTCGCCACCTGCCTGCCGGACAGAAAGCAAGCGAACGTGCCATCCTGATAGCTGAAAGCTATGGCTATGAGCTGAAGAGTGATGAAACTTATGTCACGCCGTTTGTGAGAAGACAATGGCTGAAAAAGAAAACTGAAGAGTCAATAGCCCACGACTAAAGTCGCGGGTCTCCTTGCCCTGATTTATGAAGAAAAGCGCCCACCGAAAAATGGTGAGCGCTTTTATTTTTTCATTCCAAAAAGCCGGAGAGTTTTCCCATTCCAGAAACTTTTTCCAAAAATGCCAAAAGTTTTCTGAACTCAGAAAAGTTTTGCTGCTATTCCAGAAGTTTTTTGGTTTCGGAAAATCATGCGACTATCATTGGGGGTTCACTATCGGCGTTGCAGTTCTTGCCTGCGGGTCAATAGAATAAGTGGCATCAATGTATACCGTATTGTTCCCTGTGTCTTTTCTCACAAAAACTGGCATTACAATTTCTGTGATGGATGTTGGGTCGTTGCCATTCTCTGCATAAGTTTCAGCATATTCTTGCCAACGAATGTCAACATAGGCGTTGGAATGTGGTTCCAGTAGTGCCGCTCCTTCCGGGGTACATTCAAAGCCATTGATAGAGCCTTTGTCCAAAATGATATCGATACGGTCATCCGTCTTGTTCTGATAGTAGGCTTTCGCCGTATAGCCCATGAAGCTGTCGGAATAGAATCCGCAAATGACCATGCTGCAGGCATTATTGTCGAACAGCACAATATCCGTGGGCTGAATCTCGTGTTTTGGTTCTGTCGCGTTCTCTTCACCTTTCGGATAAATCACAAAGTCATCATCGACAGGGTCATCACGATTCGACACATCCCATTCTGCTTCATCATAGACATCGATGTGAAGTTTGACGGTATCGATGTCTTGCGGTTTCACTCCATAGATTTCCAGTCCTGCTTTATCCCACGAAACGACCTCGGTGGTTTTCACTCCTGGTCCAATTTCCGGGAACCAACTGGTATCTGCCGGGATTCCATTCAAGGACGAGCTGCTTGTGATAGCGCAAAGAGTTTTGTCATCCGTTTTGTTCTGGAAGTTAATCTTCCAGTAGTATCCGTAGTCATCATCATAGCCAACGCTCTGCAAGATGATGGTACAGGTATCGTTGTCGGCAATCGTCTGTGGCTGGAAACTCTCATCGAACTGGATGTCAGGTTCAGCCGTTGTACTATCGGCAGCACTACTTGCAGTACTCGTTGAAGAGTCGCTGGTGCTTTCCTCGGAGGATGCAGCATCAGATGTAGCTGCACTGCTGGCAGCAGTACTGGTAGTGTTAGAGCTGCTACAGGCGGTCAGAGAAAGAAGAAGCAAAGCCGAAAGTGCTAATGATACAACTTTTTTCATGATTTTCTCCTTTTTTCTTTGTATAAGGCTATTATACATCAAAAGCGCTTCGGCGTTTTCCTTTTCCACCATATTTCCAGAGTGAAACTTTATTTGCAAAATCGCAAATGAAGTCTGGGAAAGCCAACAATTTTAATCGCAGGAGGGCGTCAAATTATTCCGATGTTGTCAAGGAATTTGTCTGAGGGTTAATAGTGAAAGTCTCATCTACGTGAATTACCCCGCCTAAAGTACGTCACTCCGTTCCGTCCTTATAGACGGGGCTTCTGGAGGAGACGAAACTAAAGGGTAAGGGCTTAAAGCTATTCACAAAGCTCTATCCCAGAGGGATTACATTTTACCTTTTGCTTTCAAACGCTTGATTTTTGACTTGCTGATACCTTTCGGTTTGGCAAGCTGCTTTTCACGATTGCGTTTGATGCTCTCCAAATCGGGATGGCGAATAATTACCACACTGCTAAAATCCGGCTGGTGAGATGCAAAAGCGTCAGGAAACTCTTTCCGCAGGATATTGGCGCTGCCGTTCAAGTCAGCGTTGATGATAGTACCATCTGCTGCTTTATACAAGCCGCGCTTGATGCGCCTGCCGCTGAATTTAGGCTCTTTCGCTTCACCGTATGTAGGGATGATATCGTTATCCAGGAAAGAGGCTTTTGAAGTGTAAGATTCCTCACGCTCGATAACGCGGATGCCACACCATTCGGCACGATAGGTGATATTTTCAATCAACTTATACAGCGGAAGCTGTGTAAAAGTCTGATTGTTCTTTTTGCCCATGTTAGCGTTTTGCTTCCAGCGGGTATTGTGGCCAATGATAATAGTATCAATATCGTTATCGCAGCACCAGTCGATGATGCGATTCCCTATTTTGCTGATGACATCATCAATGCGGCGGTTGCGCCAAACGCACAGTTGATGAGCTTCTTTCGTCATCACAAACTTTTTGCTTGTACCTTTTGTCTGCTCAGACTGAATTTTCGCCATCTTTTTGTTGTACAGCTGGTTGATGGACTTCATAACACCGCCTTTGAACAAGAGGCAAGGCAAACCTAAATTGTTCGTGATAGCTGCAGCGTTATCTACTCCAAGGTCAATACCAGCCATACGGTGAGGAGGCTTTGTTACGGGTTTCTCTTTCCCATCCTCAAAGACGAAAGACAGCACAAAGTTTCCGTGATTCGGTTTCACTGTCACCTGCATTAAGCGCCCGCGCATCGGCATGTCGGAAATGAACATTCGCTTTGGAATACCTGGAAACTTTACTTCATGACAGCCGGGCTTGTCTTTAACAGCGTAAATGACACAATCTTGGTTTGAAATAATGGCAGTATGATAGCCGCCTTTCGTGCCATAACGCGGAAGCTTTGGCTTACCGGTAAAAGCGGACGGATTCTTTTTAAGAGCACGGATTCCGGCGTAAAAGCCTTTCATGTCGCTCGCCGCTTCTTTTAGGACCTGCTGCGCTGTTTGCTTTGGCAGCTTTTCCGCAAAGTAATCTGGGTTTTTCGTTGCTTTGAGTAGAGCTTCCAGAAAGTAGTAGTTCAAGAATTGCTTCCCCTTGACAGGCATTTTATACCTGTCACCCATTAAAGGTAATGCGCAAGCAATTTCATTGTAAACTTCCAGTTCGTTGGCAGTAAGGTTATCAAAAGGCTTTTCTACCATTGTGAGGACCTGCCGAACACGAAACAGTGTAGCATTCCGCAAATTGTTTGCCAGCATCGTAATAGTGGCGAAATAATCATAAAACTCGCTGTCCGATGTCACGCAGATTTGAGTAGCACTGTGCATTATTTCACCTCCTCTCGTTTCGATTTAGGATAACATCATCCTAAATATAATTATTGTCAAATCGCACATTACGGCAAGTGATAATGACACCAAATCAGCTCTTAAAAGCGGCATTCACCCCCACCTAAGCCTTACAGCTATAGATGGGGTACTCTGCCTTCAATTTGAATAGAACTATTATACACCAAGAATCACTTCGGATTTTTCGTTTTCGTGAGAATGTAACCTATTTTGTTAGATTGCACAAATCAGGAGGTATGATTCCGTGCATTTATACTTTAGTTCTTTCCCTTCCCTGCTGGATTTTCCAAAGCGAAACCTTTAATCGGCGCTTTCCAAAACTGAACTTTTAATTTTCGTGTTTCGGGCTTGACAACATTTGAGACAGCTGAACTTCTGCTGTTAACTCGCTCCGGTTGTCTCATCACAGATTCGAAGCAGTACCTTTCGCTTTTGTGAAGAGCGGCCTGCGACAAAATTCCGGAGTTTCAGCGGTTCGCTTGCGACATCTTTCCAACTTTTTGGGCAGCAAAAAAGCCCTACCAGAATGGTAGAGTCTTTGCATGTTTTCTTTCGGTCATACGAGTGGGAAGCGTCACTTATCCGATATTCTTTCGCGCAAAAAAATGAACTTGCTTCGAGGTGAAGCGTAGCAAGTGCTTAGCAAGTTCGTAGCAAGTATGCAACAAGCTCATGACAAGTACAATGTCTACTTTTCCGTAGCAAAAAGAAAAGCCACCAAACGATTTCACTCGCTTGGCGGCTTAGCTATATTCCTATACTGTTTTACCCAAACAACTCATCCAACTTCTCGCTCAGCGTCCCATCCTTTGCATAGGGTAGCGCATCACACATACGGAAGTTATACTGCTTTCCGTTATGCTCCTCAGAGAATCCGAGAATATAGTTGGTTGCAATGCGATAGATAATTTCGGACGGAGCCAGACCGTAGACCTGCTTTTCAAAGATATGTTCCAGCCGCTCCTTGGGGTCAGGGAACGCAGCTTTCATACCCTCACTCTGATACAGGCGCTTCACAATTTCGGTAATGTACAGGCCCGATTTCATGTACAGGTCAATAAAGGTCTTGTCCGGTTCGTCAAAGCAGCCGGGATTTTCTTCCTCCAAAAGTGATACCATCTCGGCAACAGTTGCTTTCGGTGTAAAGATTTGGTTCGTACGCTGCGGCGGGATGTAGTCGAAGATATCCTTCTCATTTGCCGGGTCAAAATAGTTTGCCAATTCACGCTTCAACCGCAGGAACTCTTTGATAGAATCATCGAATACAACTTCATCAAACAGCTTTCCGTCAAAGTGCTTCGTCTCGCCTGTGGCGGTATCCTCGTAATCGCCGCCATCACGCAGAAAACGGAACTGCTCCAGCGTGATGCTGGTGACTTCTTGGAAAACTTCATCTGGAACGATTTGGTCGAAGTTGGCAAGGGAGGTATCCTCTGTGCCGTAGGCCATCAGGAACGACGGAATCGTGCGGGCAAAACCGCGCAAATGGTCGCGGATGGTATCCTCCACATCGTTCTTTTTGCGCTCCTCGATTTGCGTCTCATAGCTGCGGACAGTCTCTTTGGCGGCATCCTCCACAAAGCTGCTGACCGTATCATTCAAAGAAACTTTCAGCTTTTCAGCGGCCTCGGCCTTTTTCTGGTCGAACTCCTGATTGATTTTTTCCTGCTCGTGAGGCGCGGCAGAAGCCAGCTGCTCATGGCGCTCTTTTTCGATTTGGTTGGTTTCAATACGGTAATCTCCGTAAGCCCGCGCAACCAGACGGTCTGCATCCTCGCCCAGCTTCTTTTCTACGCGCTTGGCATCCGAAGTCTTGATTTCCGTGCCGTAATTGGAGGTGGCAGCAGCAACGATAGGTTTGACTGCCTGCGTCTTGAAAGCCTCCTGCAACGCTTCCAGCGCCTTATCCTTGGGCTGGTTGTCAACAGCGACTTTATCAATAGCCTGCGTGACCTGCTCACCGACAGTATCATAGATTTTATCGCCAAAAATGTCATCGGCCAGACCGATAACATAGCCCTCATCTACTTTGACATCGCCGTTTTCATCCACATGGACGCGGTCCAAATCTTCTTTCTTGACTTCCTGTTTTTTCGGCTCGTCCACGGGGGTGAACTTTGTAATAATGTCCACAACCGCCTGCGGAGCGCCGAAGATGTTGGAAATGTTTTGGAACAGATAATTGGACATAAATCCGCGATTCACAACTTCTGTGGAGCGAATCTTTCGCGGAATGGAAAGCACCTTTTCTGCATCCAGCTCCACCATCTCGCCGTCTTCATCCTCACCGATGACCGGGAAGAAGTTCAGCAGCTCCTTGATGTGCTTTTTGCGGGTTTCGGTATCACCGCGACCATCGGAAGTGCTGGCATACAGGTCGTTCGCGAACTCCTCAAAAATCATAAGGGTTCGTGCCGGGTCAAAGTCGAAGATATAGGCGTTCTCCTTGCGGTAGAACTTGCCTTTGTCACGGAACAAGCACGGATTCTGCGCACGGAACGCCGCCTGCATATACAGGGATGCGCTCTTGATACTGCTCAGCATCAGCACAGCAGTCCATTCCGGAATCGTAACGCCTGTGGTAAGCTGACCGACAGACAACGTAATCGTCTTGTCGTTCTTGGCGATAGCCTCGGTAACGCTGTCAAACGCTTTTTTGGCAGAATCATCATCGTTCAGCCTGCCGTCACCCACTGCCGCGACGACCTTGTAATCCTTGAAAACAGGATGGTTGTTCAGCTTGCGGGCCAGAGCTTTGGCGCTGTCCACACGGTTCAGCAGCCAAAGCGTATGCTTTAATTCATCGCGTAATTCCGGCGTGGAGAACGGGAACTTGGTCTGCGTTGTCAGCGCGTCAAGGAACTTGTCCACGGCGCTGTCATGCGCAAAGTTTCCGGCCTGATTGACCGCAAAAAATTCATTCAGGTCAAACGCCCATTCTTCCGTTTCGCCGTTGATTTCAATGCCCTGTTTCAGTTCATCCCGAACGACCTCGGACATCTGATAGGTGAACATATTAAGCTGCGGCAGATTCGCGTAGGGATTCTGCTCACTCCGGTCACCTTGCCAGTCACGCTTTTTCTTTTGCTCGTCGGCATAGGTCCAGTTATAGATGGCATCCTCTTTGAATTTCTCACTGGCAATAGCCTTGAACGGCGTGCCGGACAGATGCAGCGTAAAGTTGCGTTCAATGTGGTCGAACGCCACATCCGTCTTGTAGGTATCTACACCCTCGTGGGCTTCGTCAATAATCAGAACATCCCAATGAATGTCATTGACCTCTTTCAACTTTTCAAATTCACCGCCAAAGTAAATGGAGCCTTTGAGGTCCTGCAAGCTGACGAACTCGATGCACTTATAGTCATCGTTGTTCAGCATATCCAGATACTGCTTGCGGGTCACAACAAACGGCTTGCCCTGCAACGAGCTGGTATCGCTTACAAACAGATACCCGGAATCGGGGCCGAGGAATTTCTCATAATCGGAATACCACGAGTTTGCAATCGCAGGGCGGTTCGTCACAATAAGGACCGTGTCTGCGTCCATCTGTTTGCAAAGTTCATAGGCCGTCAGCGTCTTACCGAAGCGCGGTTTTGCATTCCAGAGGTATTCACCCTTGGTATGCAGGCGGCTGTAATCCAGCGTTTTCTCTACGGCATCTTCCTGTTCCTCGCGCAGATTATACGGCGTGGCGGCGGTCAGAGTTTGCAGGATACCGCGATTGCTGCGGAAATCATAAAAGTGGTTGCGGGAGACGGGCCCGGTCACATGGAACCATTCGTTTTTCGGGTCGTTCTCAATGTTCAGCTTGCGCAAATAGCGGTGGAAATCCTTGTCGGTAAAGGTATCGCCGGAACCGTCCTCGAATGTGGCATTGCCGCGCCATTCTTCCTTGTATTCCACATCAGCAGTATGGGTCTGCTGGTTCAGACGCTTGTCTACGTCCTGCTCGGTATAGCCGATTTTCGTCCAACCGTTATGGCGGGCAATCTCAGGAGTGGTATAGGCATAAATCATCGGAACAACGCGGTCCGTTGTTTTGATGACGATTTTGGTGCTCATATTATGCCATCTCCTTTACATGAGATTCGATGAAGTCGATTTCCTGCTGAGAAAGGCCATATTTCTTGTAAAGCTGCTGGTCGATGTTATAGATAGAGGCTGACCAGTTGATGTCGGAGTTGGCGGTGAAATCTTGGAGCGGAACAAATTTGAAGTTGCTCGGCGTAATCATTTGCGTCTTTTTCGAAATTGACAATAATGCACGAGCAAATTTTGTTTTTAGATATTTAAGTAAGTTTTCCGCCTCTTGTTGGGTGTTAAAATTGCCAATACTGAAAAATGTTTCTGTATGTCCCACGCCTGGTGCTGCAATAATGGCGGGTGCTAGTGTTTCGCCAAATTCGCCGACTCCACTAGCTTTGGGTAAAAAAATCTTGTAGTTGTCAAGGTTCTTAACTGTATTGATATAGGGGCGCTGGATAAACATTGATACGCGCTCATTGTCTAGCCGCCCCATGATTATAATATAGTCTTTATTATCTGGCTTTTCCTTGTAAAAAAGCATAGGCAGTTTGGCTATGATATTTGATTTCAAGTCGTTTTCGTGTCCTTTGCTTTGAAGCGCTTTCACTTCTGGATGCTCTTTGTGCATCACTTCTGTAAAATGATATGCGTAGCTCGAAATGCCTATATCGCCAACATTTGCTTTTTCACTATGTTCTTTAGTCTTCTGTAAAATTCCATTCAATTCTTCATAGGGAGTGAATACTTGAATAGGTGCAAATTCACGTGTTCTGTCGTAATAGGTTATTGCTACACCGCCTTTAATATCTGTATTCGGGAAGACTTTTTTGCAGTCCGATTCATATAAGCACACCTTAAAGTGCTGGCTGTTTAGCATTTTTTCGTTCCATGCCTTTGGTGTACTGCCTGCATTAAACAAAAAACGTGCTGGATGAATTAGTTCAACCCTATCTGCAACAGTGTAAGCCGCATCCATAAAAAGATTGTAAACAGGTGCTGCAAAGTTTCCGTTGTCGCCAGAGCTAGAAAAATCAGCATTGTATGGTGGGTTTCCGATGGCATAATCGAACTTCATAGCACTACTTTTCTCCCTTCATTTTGTTATATGTAATTGTTCTCATTGCACGCCAATCATGAATTTTACATTCGTACTTTTTGCTCTGCTTAGCCGCTTTATCAAGCAACGCATCTTGTTCAAATCCATTTATAAATAGGGACAGTTGTTCGTAGTTAGCTGGAGCGTTTACCTCTTTGCCCGGAATCGTCCCTTTCAGTTCATCCATCTGCCAGATATTCCAGCAGATTACATTGGCAATCTGGTTCAGTTCTTTGGCAGTCGGCTCCCGCCGCCATTGCTCTTGCATATAGTCCACAAAAGTCATCAACAGGTTGATGCGGGCAACAAGCAGGTTGTCACCCTGATATTCGTACCCATAGGTGCTTTCAAATGCCCGCCGTGCCCATTTCAGCCAATCAGCTTCATTATCAGTGTTCTCGTTCACGACCCGCAGCTTTCTGTCCAGAATCCCGATTCTGTTTTCAATCGGAAGTTCTTCTCCAGTAGCGGCATCATAGCGAGATACCAGATAGGGAGCCTCGCCGCAAGTAATTTCGAGCCGTCGAGAATCAACATATCGCTGCCAATCCAGCTCTTTTTCAAAGTGGATAGACTCTTTCGTTGGCTCCCAGTGTTCGCCATCCAGCGTATTAAATACGTTCTCGCGTCTAAACCAATCGTCATCGCATTTATTGTTCATATAGCAGACGACCCAAGAGGGCGTAAAGACCTCGGCTTTGGATTTCGTTCTTGCCGCTTGTTCTTCTTCCGCTTTCAAAATGCGTGGCTGGATAAGATTGGCATATACCCCGGAAATCAGCTCTGGCGTGATTTGATTATCCTGCCGATAACCATCGCCATATCGTTCATAAGTGTTTGTTGCCCAGATTATATTTTCACCTGTCGTCTTATCTGCCAGCAGAAACCGCATTGCCGTTCTGACCGGATAAGAATACAAGTCAATCAGTTTGCCCAGATGTGCCACCCCCGCGCAGCGCAGGAAGCAATCGGAGCTCATCCTTACGGAGAATTCCGTAAGGAAAGAGGCGCCTCTTTCGCGCTGATTGTTATTTTGAAAACGTTTCTTGATATTTTTGTATGGCAGCTATTTCTTTTTAGACTGCATTTATATGATTGGTACGCATTTTACTGTTATTGCGCGGTTTCCAGTAAGTATCTGGCTTTTCCCCGAACCGCTTCTTCCACCATTTTGAGCCGTTCATTGCTGAGATTGTAGCGACCGTGTTTCTTAAACTTGAAAGTCAGCAAATGCCGCAGCTCCTGTTTCTGTTTTGGTCCCATGACATGGCGAGCAACTTCATCGAAGTCCGTATACAGAGCTGGAGCCAATGTCTTTTCCTGCTCGGAGAGATTGTTCAAGTCATCATCCATAACATAACAGTACAGAGATAACCCATTATCGAAGATGGGCGCAGGCTTTAGCAATTGATTTGTGTGGTTATCTACCAGGAAGCCGAAGTTACCAAGATGTCGGTCCGTATTTCGAATCACAGCATCTAGAATCAGCATATCTGCTAAGTCATCTTTCCAACCGTGAGCGTCATACCAAGCAACGATTTGGGAAATCTTGGAGGTTTCAATAAGCATGGATGCCGGAACGAAGGAAATATCTTTGCTCGTGAACAGCTCACAGGTGGAACAAAGCATTCCTTTCCACTTGGAAAGTCCATAAGAGATATGGTCAATTCCCATTGCCTCAGCTACCTGTGCGGCATAGAACTCAGAGTAGGGTTCTTTGCCAGTATTGGCAAAACCGCTTGTCCCGCCCTTGTAAAGCAGAACTTTACCGTCTTTTCTACGCCATGCTTTTGGTAGCATACCATTCGTTGTGAATTCAGGAGAGGACCGGAATTTCGATGCAGGAGAACTGCCATAACCTGTAAAAGCAATTTGCGATAGCACTTGACTGAATCGATTGTCGAAAAGGTTTACCTGCGCGAAAGTTTTTGGGTCATCCGGATAAGTGACCCAATAGCAATCGGTTAGGGAGAGTCCTTTGCAGATTTGTAGGATACCGATGAAATCATTTTCGCTCAAGCCATTTTTTGATAGGAAATTCTGAGCATAAGCTCTGTTTGCAGGAATCGTCCGGTGCCGCAGCCAACGGGTCAATGATTCGTTGGTGGGCTTCATACCAAGGGGTAGGTACGTCGCTTTATCTTTGTTTGTTGAGGTAATGGCAACGTCAATACCGTCAATGGTTCGTTCGGCTGTAAAATGGAGCAGGATATCATCGAATTGTTTCAGCACCAAATCCATAAAGCACCCTCCTTTCACAAATAATTTATAGGAATATTATAGCATATAGCGCTGTTCCTCTCAATGTTTGTTTTAGCAGCACTTATGCAACTTTGACCGTCTCAAATTCCCAGGTAACGGTATCCACAATACAGAAAGACTGCGACCCGTACGGAGTCCCATCACGATAGGTTGAAAAAGTATCACAGGAGAGCACTCCACCTTCCAGGTAAACTTCTTTCACAGGCGTATGCCCCACCACTTGCAGATATTTGCCGCCGCGATACAGCTGCTTTGCGTCCGAATCCAGAGAAAGCTGCGGTCGATACCAGATAGGAGAGTCCATTGTCCACATTGCGTCGCTGCCCATCTGGTTAATGGCCCTGATAACAGCAATGATGTTCTTGCGATTCTGTGGCGCGATTTGAGACTTAACAAAGTAGTTGGAAAGGCCGCCGTGCATGAAAAGTGTTTTGTCAATTTTGTGGATATATGCAAGCTGACTTTTCTTTGACAAGGTATTTGTCAACTTTTTAATTTCTTGACACACCAGCCCTCTTTTTTCCGGATGGTATCCGGTTTCCGGTTTTCCCCAGATGTAGCTCAGGTCATGGTTCCCGTAGCACCAGAGAGTTTCGGGATATTCCTTGGCAAACGTGATTGCGGCTTCATAGGTCTCCAGATACTGTGCATCGTCATGAACCCCGAAATCATCCGCCAGGTCCATAAGGCAGACAGCTTTGTCTGCAATGCCTTTTTTCATGATGGTATCTGCCTGCGCAAACATCCAGGATTTCAGGTGGCAGTCTGGAATGACCAAGACCTTCATGGTTCTCTCTCCTCTCTCCTCTTTCTTTAGCATCTACTATTTAGATTATATGCGATTCGCACCAAATGTCGAGAATCCCGTTCTGGAGAATCATTGTGTTCTACCGCCATGGCATCGTGCTGCCGGGCCAAGCTGAGCCACGCCAAATAATGTTGAATCGGAATTCAGTGAAATTGAATTCAACGTTTTTGAGAATACAAGAAGAGCCCCCGCCAAAGAGCGGAGGCTTATTTTTGTTCAGCAAAATCCCAAGTCATAGGGTGTTTTTTC